CCTCAACAATATCCTCAACCGCTTAGATATTGTTGAGACAGAACCATTATACACCGCATTTGAAAACTATTTCACCCGAAGTGGATTAAATCTGTTTAATGGTCATGTGAAGAAGGGATATTATATAGCAATTCATAGAAGTAGCAGTAGTATTATTATTAATGATATCACTAAAAATCCCGATTCTGATACCTTGGGTGGAATTTCAGACTTTATTCCAGTAAAGCCAAGCACAAAGTATTCCATTGAATTTCCTTCGGGTATATCTGATAAGGTTGTAGCGTTCTATGACAAGGACAAAAATGCGTTACATGATGGAGTAGCATTAATAGATTCAACAACAACAACAACAACAACAACAGAAGATACCGCCTACATAGTATTATCTTTCGGTTTAAGTCAAGAAATAACGTATGAATTAGCAGTTTCTACTCAACTTCAAGAAGGAGAAAGTATTGTTAAAAACTCTTTTTGGAAAGAACTGCCTGACTACATTAAAAAGCCTGAAACTGGGGATGCATACTTGGATGCATACTTGGATGCATACTTGGATGCGTTAGATGTTGCAAAATATGTTACCAAACTTGGCAAAAACCTTTTTGATAAAAGTAAGATAATTGATGGATATTATATAAATACAAATAGCGGGAATTTGGTCGCAAACGACACGACATCGGTAAGTCCGCTTATACCGATAACACCTGGTCAGGTTTATTATCTTACAAGAAAAACAGCAAGCAGTCCGTCTGCGGGAACAACAGAAATTCGTTTTGTCGCTGCTGATGGAACAACACCTATTAAGGCATTAAATTCTGATGGAACGGAAAGAACCAATTACGCAGCAAGTAGTAATATATCGGTTAAGGCTCCTGAAAATGCGGCATATTTTCAATTTACTATTAAATTTAATGATGATTCATTTGATTTGGATGTTATTCAGTTTGAATTAGGTGATGAAGCAACATCTTATGAACCATACGATGAAAGACATGAGATTGATTATCCTAATTTGCCTGCTGAATTAGAAGAACTGCCCGAAAGAGTTCAAAACCTTGAAGAGCACGCTCAATCTATTGCGGAAACCATTAATATCGCCAATTCAGATAAGATAGGATTTTTCTCAAACTCCTTCCTTAACGGATATTGTATGTTGGGTAAACATGCTATAAACAATCTATCTATGTTCAGTGATTATATTATGTATAACTACGGACATAGTGGTGATGACCTTTTGGAGTTGCTAAACAGAGTAAATGAGAACGAAAGTTGGTTAGGTGATGTTCCCGTTCAAAATTGGGGTATAAAATATGGAGTCATAGCAATGCAGGACAATGACGGAGCGTTGTTTGCTGCTGCAAGTGATACCTATTATGAGAACGGAAAGAAATTGGCGAATGCAATCAAAGCAATGGGCGGTATTCCTATTCTTAGCAGTGAACATGATAGTTCTTACTTCTATTACAATTTTGTTCGTCTTGCTCAAGAAGAAGGATATATGTTCATGTGTTGGGGTAGAACAGCGACTTTATTGTTTAATAAAATTTTTGCGCCATTTGGTATAATGGGCATCCCGCAACAAGAACTGCTTGGATGTGGACATACGGCATGAAACCTTATTTAGACACATTGCCACGACCGAATAAATCAATCAAATTGTTCCGTGTTAGAAATACGGTTGACGCCAGCAATCTTCAAAATCTTATGTATGAAGATTTGTACGGTAGGGCAGAAAGGTTTATCGAATTAACATGCGGAGTTGCAGGATTGAGTGAAGCAACAGAAAAATATTTTGATAGGTTAGATACAGATGGCGATAGTTATGTAAACTATAAAGATGAATATCAAATGCTTCAATCAAAAAGTTCCGCTGTTTCATTTGTAAATTTTGCTCTCATAGAAGTCATAACGCCTTACGATAGGAATAACATAACCTCTCTTATCATAAACTTAACGGCAAGCGGAATTACTAATGCTTATGTCAAAAAGATAAATTCTTTGGATAATCCGTTGCCAGCGACAAGATATATAGCATTTGGTGTAACGGCAGGAGAAGAATTGCTAACACCTGGTACTCAATTCCAAATAACTGGCGGAGTTTTCAATGATAACATATTGGGAACTTACACTGTTGAAGATGTAGTGAATGGAGTAGTAGTAACAACCACTTCTTCTTCGGGAAAAACTACATCGGGCACCGATAATCCTACCACTAACATAGAAGGAGTTACTTTAAAAGGAAGTTACGACTATCCTTCAGCAGATTATATGAATAGGTACAACAAGCCTCTCGGAGAATGGGATGAGGTAACTATTCAAGATGGCAAGATAGAACTTGATTCAACTGTACTTGGAACATGTATGGATTTTGATAAAGTCGCTATTTTGTTGTCGGGAACTAATATATCAATGGAGGATATAAATTGCGATGTTTATGGTGTTGCTAAAAAGAATACTGTTACTAAAAACAGAATAATTCCTCAAAAGGGAACAAGCATCATAAACGCTAATACTTTCGATGATGAAGATACCGATTGGGTTGGATTGGAATCACTTGATAAATATACTCCAGTTGCTTCTACGGTCACACCTTCCTCAACTGAAAATCTGCCTTCGGGTATAACTACCGTTAGAAAGATGTCTGCTGGACAAAGTGTAAAACAAGCAATAAATACTGGCTCTATAACTACATTGAGTTTCAATCCTGCTACTCTTCAAATAAAAGTCGTTGCAAGATATTTTCCTAAATATATCAATAGTGATGCTGAATGGGCAACTTCTAAAATCAAAAGAGAAAGTTTTGATTGCGTAAGACTACAAGTAAAGATAGCAACAAGCAATTCAGACAACAATCCTGTAAAAGTAGGAGTCATTGAAGTGGGGGCTTGGTGGAATGAGTTTTTGATAAATACTCCTTACTTATCGGGAACGCATATAATACTGGAAGCAGAAGATGACGATATTCAAATTGCTAAATGCGAAGTAGATGTAATCTAATTACGACCTACTGAATAAATGAAAAGGGATGAGCGTTTCTGCCCATCCCTTTCTTGTTACAAGAAGATTAAAATTCAGCGAAGGGAAATTACCACATTTTCGTTACAAGTCATTAGCAATCATTTTAGCCTTGAGCACCTCCGCAATTTATACTTCTTGAACCTCCATACTTGCTATCAGCCCTTCCGCCATCAAATACTCTACTATCTAATGCCGACAGTTTCATTTGAAGTTGCCAATATGGCGTTCCTTCTGAATTCTGTTCCCAAGAGTAAATAGCATCTTCCGTACCATCATCCTCGTTATGAACACTCACCACTTCTCCTACTTTTATGTATCTTCCATCATTCCCGATAGGTGCAGTTACATCCTCGTTCATATCCGCTACACTATCGTATGTTTTACGGATAGTAAGGTTGTAAAAGAAGTATGCTTGGTCAGCCGAACTTATGATATTTGTTGGAACACTTTCAGCACTCCAATACTGACCGTTCCAAACCATTATAACTAAACATGCTTCCATTTCTCCGTTAGTGATAGAAATGGGTTCACCATTTACATCATAGAAATTCTGAAAGACAGTTGTACGGTCTTGGGCAACTCCTGCTATGTAGCAAGCACGACTATCATCGGGCTGTACTGGCTGAGTAGTAGGTTGAGCAACTCCTATGAATGGAGCATTAGCAAGCAATTCTAAACTGCGGATGTAATTAAGCATATTGAGAGCATACGCCTGATGGTCTTCGGGTTGAATTTCCGTACCAGCTGGCCTACCCATCAATGTGTTAATTATCATCTGATAAGTATCATCATATCCTGCCATAACTTGTAACTTTATATAATGTTAGACAAACTTTTCCCAATCAATTTTAACACCCCTTCCGATTACATCAGCAGTCCAACGACAGAATATCATGCCATCATATCCGTGAGAAGAATTAACCTCTTTGTAAACATGAAACAAGCACGCTTTCATATCCTTCAATAATTCAGGATATAAATGCACATAGGCATAGTTGAAAGCATACATTATATCTCCCTTAGTAACCTTATCTCCAAAGGTCATTTTAGTATTGTTCATCAAGTCAGTGATTTGACTCTCAGGAACATACTGTAACGGACTGTTTTTGTAAAGCATCTTACTAACATACTCTGCCAGTTTTTCATTGAAATGATAACCGTTCTTCTTAACATACTCAATATATCCCTTAGCGGACATCAGAGCGTTAGCAGATTGCGCATACGGAAAACTAAAATCAACGCCATAGGATTTTCCTGAAGGTGTAATAACCTCTCCTTTGGCGTGTACAAGTTCTTTTTCGTCTTTATTAAATTTTACCCACATTTTCGTCCATAGACTTAAAAATTTAATTTGTTAATAAAAATGTTAATTATTGATAGGAGTTTTTCAACCTCTATCGAAATGAATTATACTTGGTTTTTAATTCATGACTCCGATAAATCGTAACTTAAAATGATTTCAACACCCTCAACAGTTTCTTTCACAACATGATGTTTGAAATCCTCAAGAAGCTGTTCATTAGTCGGATATTTACTTTTTTTGATATAGCGTTGAATCCATAGTCCAACTGCCTTTTTCGGCTCTATTCTATCAGAAATGAGAACAGTATTGTCTGCTTTGTTAGACAATTCGCCTAAAAATTCTGCGCTAAATCCTTCAGTGGTTACATAAGAGCATTTCAACGGCTCTTCCAGCACTGTTTCGTCACGCCTGCCAATTCTAAACACTCTTTCCGATACTCTTTTAATCTCGTAAGTTTCGTCATTGGAAAATGCCTCTTCAAATGCTTCCCATGTTCCATCCCATCCTTCTTTATCTACGGTGAAAGTAACTCCAAACGGAAACAAAGCAATTTCCTCTCCCGATGAAGCATATTGCTTAATCTCTATATCTACTGAAGCACGATAGAAGGAAGCATCGTGAAATTCCGCTGATAAAGGCTCGGAATATCTATTGGAAATGCTTTCCATACGATAATTATCCGAACTTACCGCAACGGCAGCAATACGGAATGATGCTATGTTATCCTTATCGGTAACAATTTTCAATTCAACATTCTCTACCGCTTTATCAAACTGGTTTATCAATCCCAGTGCTATCGTTTCTTTTTGTTTCTTCTCAAGAGTATAAGAAGAAATCATATCAAACAAAACATTCAACGCTGCGTTAGGAGCAGGGGTGGAAGAAAAATATCCACCCAAACTCTTTGACGCATCATTTTGAGGATTGTCTGACCCTTTTGCTAATGAGGCATTAGCCCCAGTCAAATATAACATCATAACTTTAAGAATAATTGCGTTGTTTTGCCTGAGGTTCAATAGTAGCAAGATTTATAGTAAATGAACTTTCAGCAAGAGTTTCCGATTGTCCATTAACATTCTCAAATTGCGCTACCGCTAAATTACCAAACGGCTGTTGTTTACCGCTATTGTCCATAAGACGGTATTTCACCGAAATAGTTACTTCATCAGAGAAATTTTCTACATCCTCACTTGGGAAATAAGCATACACTTTCGCTCTTGTGTACAAATTCCAAACAGAACTTCGGAAATAGAAAGGTATGGCTGGACGGTCAATATTTCCTGAAACCTTAACTTCATACTCAATTTCCAAGAAATTAGGAACAACGATGAAATCATTATTATTTTCTTGGATAATAGAACTATCGAAATTGGAAATAAATAGCGACTTATTGCTATTGTCGTCTATGACAGCATACTTCATATTAGCCCTATTGACCAAAAGCCAACCCTTGAACATACTATCGGGGATGTTTCCAGTAGATAGGAAATTACATTGTCCATTAAGGATAACGAAAGTATTAGAAGTTGATGTTGTCTGCAATTCATACCTCGTTATGGTATATCCATGCTCCATTATCAATTCAATTTCTGCTGCCACGCTCCCTACTGAACGGATGCCTCCTACTATACCAGTACTTAACAGACTTACCAGTGGGTCAGTTGCTGTATCGCTCTCGGCTGAACTTTGAACATACGGATTATTGAACATATGATTTATTCTTTCATCCGATACGCTCATAGCACCTGATTCATTGAAAGAAATCATGGCTAATATAAATTCATCAGATGAAATGGTAGGTCTATCCGCTGAATCGACAACTGAAATAGAATAAGAGTCATATTCATAAATCATCTTATTTTCATCAGTAGGTTGAAATCCAGGAGTGAAAGTACCAATAACAGAATACTTCATTCCATTCTCATTAACAAAGGAGCCTGAAAGAAGTGCAGAAGTATCGGAACTCACCGAAACAACTTCATACTCTTCTGTGTTCTGAGTTGAATCAAGTTTAACCTTTACGGGAAAATTAGGTTGTCCACGCAAAACTTTCGTAAACTCAGTACCAATTCCTGACAAAGAACCATCTGAATTTACATTAACCGTACCTTTTTCCTGATTAGTTACTCCACGGGAAAGAATGACCCAACGATTTTGTCCAGTATTGGCTACGGACAATTCCAAATCTTCTTTCATTACGATTGCATCCATATTGCTATCAAACGCCAAACCAGCGTTGATTACAATAACAGAGTTGCTTCTAGCCTTTGATGTTACCTTGAAATAGGTATTAGAAGCATTTTCAACAATACCAAAATTCTTGGTTATTGCTTTCATAGCACGCTTCCATCCATCTTCTTCCATGAACTTATTGAACCTTTGAAGTTCATTAACTTCCAAGAAAAGATTGGAACTGAACTTTAATCTTGACATATATATTCTTATTTATTTGTTAATAATTACTCATGAATACAAAAATATCCGTTGTGTTATACGGCAACAAATACTTTTCTATAATATCTGTTATTTCGTCAGTACTTTGGCTATTATTGTTGTTTCTAACATAACTATAAAACAATCTTTGACTTTGTATAAATCCCAAACTATGTGAATTTTCCTCTCCGCTTTTTAATGGAAGAATATTGGTGCCTCTTACCAAAGGTCTTACTTTATAATCCCAAATTCTTACATCAAAACCCGAACCAGTCATCTGTATCTTGGGAAGTATATATTTCACAAAAGAATTGTTGAAATATAGATTGGTACCAATTCCCAAATTAGTCTTATTTTCATCCATATTAGATGATGAGTAAGCATGAATTATTCCTCTTGCATAGTACCAATTGCCTGATTTCCAAGTAGTAAGTCCTTGTTGGAAGAAAAAATCGGAAATTTGGTCTCCATTTGGAGTTATGAACGCATCGTTCATTTTATTTCCCAATATATCAAATCCCTCTACGCCAAACAATAACTTATTAGATGAATTACGACCTCCTGAAATATAGAAAGCAAATGTTATTTCATAATCCATTCTTGAATCAACGACTATGAGGTCATCAATATCAACTTCTTCTGTTCCAACCCTTCCTAACCCCATTCCGTTAGAAGAACTGCCGTTCAATCTTAAAACTTTTTTATTGTCAAAAGACAATAAACTATATCCTGACCCACTTATAAAGAAGTTATCAAGATTTTCAAAATCTTGGGTATTTTCTTTGGTTTTGTTAAGATGAACGGCTTGAGCCGTACCTCTATACATAGGAGAACATTGACCTAAACACCAACCTACCTTATATAATGGAACATTCTCGTATAATAGTTCATCGCTCGCCTTACTTCTTACCAGCCTTATAAATTCTCCATCTATGGGCAACTCTTGACCATTTACAATATCACCCCTTCTTTTGAATATCATCGCTGTTCCTCTCTTTCGTATCTCGTCCAGAAGATGCTGAGAAAGGTATTGTAAATCATCTAATGAAATGTTTGATTCGTCAAAATATAATCCGTACTGACGAACATTCTCCAACATCAAATCAAAATCATTCCTGAAGTTTTCAAAGCGTGAGAAAAATCTTATCATTATGGCAAAAAATCTCGCCACCGAATAAAAGACATCAATGAAATCAGCATCCTCCTTTTCATCTTCATTCTCAGCCCTCGTTATATAATCAGGCAAGATACCACGATAATACAATTTTTTGAAAAGATTTTCTTCCAATTCCCTTAGTTCATCTGTACCTATAATATCGGCAAATATACTGTTAGAAATGGTAGGTGCTACAAACTGTATTTCTTGTCTTGAGCCTTGAAATGAAATAGACTTAAATTCTATTTCACCAGTTTCATCCGTTCCAGTGCGGGTAAATCTTAACTGAATGACGAATTGTCCGTTGGCAACGAATTGTCCGTTGGAAAGGTTTTCAACATTTAGTTCCTGCCAATCGCTCCAAAAGATACCATCGGCAGAAATTCTGAACTCCTTCCGTACTGTTCGGGTGTCGGTTATTCCTTCCCAAACATCCGTATATCCTGATAATTGTACTCTTCCAGTTATCTTGGGAGTTACATCTACAATCAGAATATCATCTATGGCTTTTAAGATATTATCCTTCATACATCAAGTTTTCATCTTGTTTACTATACTTATTGGCTTCATCACCATCAGGCTCTAATACCAATTCACCATTACTGTTTATTTCGCCAACGGTATCTCCTGAATATGATATCAACAACTCTCCTTCTTTTCCCAATACATTATCTACTGTTTTAGGAGTTTCTGCTACATCTGACTTGTAGATAGATGGAGTTGTAGTACCATCTTCATTCATATTAGCAAAACAACTGATAAGGAAATTTCCGCTTTGATTGTCAACTTCCGCAGTTGTTATAACACTTACTTCCGTTCTCATAATCGCCTTATTAAATGGTCATCAAAACAGAACTTGAATAAGCATCATCTATCTCGTTGGGATAATAAAATTCACTCAAAACTCCTCCATTATCCTCTATGATGTTGCCATCCAAATCCCGCAAAATAAATCCCCTTATGCGTGGAAGTTGATATTTAGGAACATTAATATCAGAATGAGGATAAAAGTGCGTATCAGGTACATAACGCACACCCTCTACATTCTTAGCAGCATACAAAAGGTTTTCCCACTCTACCTTATCGCCGTATTCCCAAAAACGATAATCAAACAGTTTAGACATCTGAATTTGAATGTTCCTTCGTATCTCATCTTGGTCATAAGCAGGGTCAAAATCTACTCGGAACTCAACATCAACCGTAAGCCAATTTACATTGTTAAGTTTCAAAGCATAATCAGTTGAAGTTCTCAGTAACTCCGACAAAGCAAGATATTCTTCAGAACGGCTTAGAATTTCATTGAATTCATCTTCGGTAAAATCTTGACCATTTACTGAAACAACGATAAGATTCAATTTTCCATCCTCATCTGTACCGCCTTTGAATAATCTTAAAACATTGTTGTTTATTTTCATAAACACTTGTTCAAGATACGAAAGAGTTGTCCTTGATAATTGATTTATATTCTCTTTTATCCTTTGACGGAACAACTCGTCATCTTCTTGGTCACGACCTCCCGTTGCAGCATATTCATTCGTACAATTTATATGACCTTCGGGTATCGGAGAAACTTGATTTATGGAAAGTGCATCTACATTTGCTGTTAAACCACTTTGTAAACTTCTTACCTTCACATAAGCATATCCATTAACTCCTACGGTCACACTTTTTTCAGGAACAAAAACTATTCCTGATGTAGAAGTGAATTGATGAGTGCCTGCCAAATAACTCGTTCCTTCTTCGGCTACTACTCTCACATAAGTTGAACTGGCGGTAGCACCAAATCTCGGTGATACTCCACGAATGGCTGCTAACTGGTCCAAATAATCTCCATAGGCAGTATCGGGAAATATATGACCTTCAATCACCGCTTGATTAGCAAGAGTTCTTTGTGCTAACTTTCCGCAGCCATACGCTATACCATTCAAAACCGATTCATCAGAAACATCACTCACCTTATCGGTTTTATTGAGAAATATCTCCAAGAATATCTGTTTCAATTCATCTACTGATGTTATCTTCGTTATCATATCTTTAATGTTTTTTGAGTACTATACGAATATTTTGTTTTAATGGTACAATTTACAAAGATGTCGCCTTGTTTGTATTCTATATCGGAAATTTCAATATCTTCAAACAAATCATTCTGTAAAAATACGCTCTGCAAGTCCTTAACAAGTTCAGTGTAATTGTAGTCTGACATATTAGTTCCTTGCAATCTATTCTTACCAAAATTAGGCATTTCGGGTATATTACCTCTTTCCAAACTTAACAGAATATCACATTTCTGTTCAACATTATCTTCGTACTTCTTTACAGCAAGGTCATTGTTCTCCAATGTTATTTTTCGATTTATGTCCTTTCCGTAAATCTGATTTCCGATAGGTTGTTCAAGAATGGTTTCAACTACAACATCAGTTTGGTTATTTACAAAGGCTGTGATGGAAGATAATTCGTCAATGTCCCAATCCTTCTCCTGCAAGTCATTGTCTATTATAAGACTTATTTCGCTAACACCTTCAGAATTTATTTCTTGCGCCAAATCTTGAACTGTCTTCAAACCGCCTATGTTACTTTTAACTTGTATGTACGGCTGATAACCTCTTACAGTTTTTGATGTACGATAATATTTTGGAAGTTTAGTTATCTTTTCCAAGACATCGTTCAAGTCTTGACAATATTCTTGAAGTTCCCAAAATCCGCAATTCGATAACCTATGCGAAAAGTTTATGAATTGCTGCATGAGAGTTTTGCTTTTAGTCCTCAACGCATTGAAATTGGAAATATGAGAAGCATCAATACTGGAAGTATCTCCATTGTAATACTCGGAAATATAGGAGAAGTCATTTTGCATGAAATCCCTATAATCTTCAAAGTATTGCAACAACGCAAACTTAGTTATATTTTCAAATTGTGTTACAATATTGCTAAACATATGTTAAATATAACTTAGTGAATTATTACGCTTTACATCATTAATCAAATTAGTCAATCCTTGAGCCATAGCGTTAAAAGAAACTGTCTTCAAAAGTTGAGCGTTATTCTGCTTTTGAGTTTTAACAGCAGACCCAGGTGCGATGGCTTTCAGTTGAATATCGTAAAACCAAAGCATATTGTTTTCGATACTTTGGTTGAAAGAGTAATTGACCACATCTACTACATAAGACGAATTAAAGGAATAATTGTTGTACAACAAAATATATGGCCTTCCTTTATCATCTAATTCATTAGCCTTTTGTAATATGTATTTCAACACTCTCGTCAATCCATATCCGCTCTTAACGGTAATGGTACTTCCTATCTTTCCCAAATACCCATTGAGAAACTTCTTGCCTTTTTCAGACGGGTCAACATTACCAACAACTAACCTAAACTTCCTTCCAAATGTACCTTGAATAGCAATATTCACTGGAGTGAATGAATCATTAAACAAGGTCACCATCCCGTTCTTTGTCTTGGTTTGAGTTTGAATGGGTTGAGCACTTTCCGATATATTATTAGGCATCACTATGAATGAAATGAAGCCTATCTGATTATTACTACAATCAATGAGTTCCAACGAACACATATAATATTCGTAATTATCAGGCGACATTACATGAAGTGCTGCTTTACCAATTGTTAAAGCGGCATTCAATGTATTTTCTATGGTAGATGAAACATGTGGATGCATTTTTCTTTTTTCTATGTCTTATAACTGTTTGTTTACGATATTGTACCAGTACCTGGCCCCGTGGTAGCGCCAGTTTGAGAAGTTGGGCTACCTGCCGTTGATACTGGTATTCCTGCTTGAACCGTAACAGTAGCGGTCTTAATCCAAGTATCAACTCCATCTGCTATCGCATTAGCAAGATTTTGTGCAAATCTTTGTTTGACCTCATTTGAATCAGATTTTTCACTGATAGGCTGGTCCAGTGCTTCCTTTATCTTTTGAGTTAAATGAACTCTTAATTCTTCTGTTGCTATCGGCATAATTAATCAAGATTAGAAATTTTACTCAATATATTTTTAAGTTTCGACTTTGCTGTTGTGAAGTCCGCAATATTCACTGGAACAGAAGATGTACCGACTGGAGTGATTACCGTAAGTTTTTGAATAGCATCCAAAATTTCACCCAATATATCTACAAGCGTTTGTCCTAACACCATCGGCTCTCCGCCATCATTGATATTGAATTTATCAGCAACTTTTATGTTTACATTATCTTTATTGATAATTATTTCATTGCCGTGCTTATCCTTGAACTCGGTCTTTTCCTCATCACCAGATAATGAAATTAGTTCTTCGTTCTTTCCGTTCTTCAAGAAGTATTGAAAATTGTTTCGGACAACTGTTTCAATTACATTTGCTGAAACTTTAACTTTACCATCCGTTTCCAATGAAAGAGTACTGTTTTCATTCCCCGAAACAGATTTAATCGTTACGGCTGAAGGAGTGTCTGAAGTTCCTACTACATTTATATTGAGTACAGAACTATTAGCGTCAAGAAATATCTCAACAATATTGTCTCCAAATTGTTGAACAATTCTCTGCTGATTTTCTGTTAAAAGATTAGTCATCCCCTCTTCACTCAATATTCCTACGACTACTGGACGATTGGAAAAGTTTTCCCTTACCCAAAAAACTGGTGTTCCTCGTTCTTCCTGTTTCAGAGGAAAATGTATCTTTTGCAATACATCAGGGAAAATTTTAACAGAACTTATGTAACCATAACCATAACCGCCATTAATCGTAACAGTGGAAGTACGATAGCAATCCTTTATGTACTGCTCTCTGGTGTTGATATCAGGAACAACAATAAATCCTACTCCCGATTGACCAACGGATGATTTAGCACCTCTATTTATTTCAAATTCAGGTTTCATTGCTTATTCGTATATAAATTTGATAACATCTGAGAACGCTTCAAGAAAAATGCGAAAACATTGACATTAACCTTCCACTTGGAAAGAATTTTCTTCCATTCTTCTACGGTTACATCATTAACATCAAAATCTTCTCCGAAGTCTATCAGATTGAAATAACTCATTAAATCTCCATTCACCTCAACACCATCAATGAACTCTTGTAACATTCCCCTTGATACCGTAAGGGTGGTTGTTCTTTCTACCGAATTACCTGAAACAGAAAAACTATTAGCAACGCCATCTACATAGAATTGCTCATTGTTAGGCATTATTATGAGTGTTCCCCTTTTTATCCGTCTATCTCCGTTCAGTACGATAGTTCCAGCACGGGTAAATGGGTTGTAAGCATTGCTTTCAATAAGATATTTCAAATCCCTAACGGCATTCTTTATAATATTTTCACCATTACGCTTTTTCTCTTCATCGGTTGTTTGATTCCAATATCCGCTCATGTAGAAATTTACATATTGGCTTTGTATCACCAACTGCTTACTTCCCCATATTGCGGCGTATTCAGGAAAGAAGATTGCGGGCATGTAAAGCATCGTTTGGTCCAACCCTCCGAACTCTGCAAACGGAATGAGTTGATACCACGAATATATGCCTGTGTTTGCCCACCCTATGTTTGTAGACATTATCTCGCTTTCGTCTATAAGATAAGAAACAAGGCTCTGCATCTTTTTCATTCCCTCCTTATCGTATGGCGGTTTGCGAACCATAAAATAATATTGGTCACCAAATGTATCCCCCGAAAGTTCAACAAAAGGTTGCTGACATACCTTGTTAAAGAAATTTATCAATGGTCCAGTTTGCATTGAAATACTGCTATCGAAAATCTGTCTTTGACTAACAGATGAATCCATTAACAGTTTTGTTATTTGCCATATTCCAGGTGCCAATCTTTCTCCTACGGCTCCTGTTTTTGTAGTAGTTTTAGTTACTACATCTTGCTCAATAGCATTAGGGTCAACGCCACTCGTTATATCGGTTTGTTGATAATTAGCAGCTGAATCATCGATGTTCTCTGATAATGTAGCAAACGCTCTACCCTGATGGACAACCTTACCATTCCAAATACAAGTTTCAGAAAGAAATGGCATAGGATTAACTGCCACACTTCCTTTTCTTATCTCAAAGTGAAGATGTGGGCCAGTACTTCTCCCGCAATTAGGAGTATCAGAAACATCACCTCCACTATAAGCAATCAAATCACCCTCCGATATAGTTTGTCCCTGAGATACCGCAGTAGCATGCAAATGCATAAAAACCAAATCGTAATAATTATTGGCTTCATAATAATATCTCAATTTCAAATACAAACCTGCTCCTGCCTTTTGGACAGAAATTTGCATAACTCTGCCGCCTATCGGAGCATATATTTTGCTATTCACAGCAACTGGAATATCTATTCCATTGTGCATCCTTCCATTCCTCATTCCCATAGGTGAGGAAAGAGTGAAGGATGTTTTTCCAGCAAGCCAACCTTTCTTAAAAACTGGTATCATATTGAGAAACTATTTCAATTGTAAATAAATACCATCACCTAAATATTGACGACCTCCATTCAAAGGAATTGAAGGAGTATCAGAGTTTCTTTGTCCATTGCCGCTTCCATCTATCGGAGCATATTTATCCTTGTTTTGATTTTTCTCTATTCCGCTTGAAAATGCCTTATTAGGCTCAGGCTGGTCAGCGGTATCTCCACTACCACTATTCGCTCCGTTAGCAGTTCCCGAAGTGTTAGAAGAAACTTCAGGATATATTTCAGCAAACTTAGTTCTCCTATCTCCCCAATCTTCAAAAACATAATCGGGAACAACTTCAATATTAGCAAGTTGAGAAATTACTCCCTTCATTATGAATTCAAGTGAACGATTTATAGGAGCAGCAAAAACATCAATTTGATTTGTAGCCCTTCTCAATCTATTTATAGGACTACTGTTTTTGCCTCCATTTATATCAGCATCACGAATATCGCCTTGTTTACCCATACTTTCTGTATTGGCAAAAATTTGACTTTCTCCCCAAACAGTAGAAGTATTGAAAAACAATGAACTATCATCTGTTAACAGTTTCATTAAATCTCTACCAGTAACCGTTACACTGCCTTGTCCGTTAGCATTTTGATTTACGGTAACATTATCAACAAGCCCAATCATATCAAAAACATTTGTACCCAAAGTCTTTTCCATTTCCAATTTTTCAAAAGAAATGAAAATCAGGTCATTCGATTGTATGAGCCAATTGAAATAGTTCTTATCCATAGCCATCATACCACCCTTATGGAAAAAGAATTTCCCGTATTTGTACATATCAATTTGTTGAGCAGAACGGTCTGAATAAGAAAATGTCCTCATAATAGGACTATTGCTATCACCCCAAGGCTTTATCTTAACCAATTGTTCAATGGAATTGATAATCGGTAATGTTATAGAGAATGTTCCACCGCTTGCATTTACATTCGTTGCTACATTGATTATAAAATCCGATATATCTATGAACTTATTGTTTGTTGAACGAAAGAAAATAGAACTTAAATCATCCAAGCCTCCAGCGTAATACAAAGACTTAAACCAACCAAATACGGAACACTCAGGAGCCAATTTCTTAGTGTTTCTATCTATAACATAACCTTCGTTCTGAAGAATACCTTGAATTTGTTCGTTTTCAAAGGCATATAAATCATCTGTATTCGCTTGAAAATTAGTTTGAGAAATAGCCAATTCATATGTAACATACTTTGCTTCTATCTTCAAAGTACAAGGAAACGGCAAAGTCATATCACTTTTCAAATCTGACTCGGTTATACTATCCTTCCCCAAACTCTCAGCATAATCCGCTTTTTCATCCAAAGACATTTGAGAAAAAATAGCGGAACGATTCATTTCAAACAAATCATCTACCGAAATTACATTTTGGTAGATGTAGTTTGCTTCCATGAAATCCGCTAATGTCTTAGCATTGGAATTATGATGATATAATGTTAAATATTTTTCAGCCATATTAGTACGGATTTAATTTCACGCCATTGCGTACAATATTATCCAATTTACCAACCAAATTCTCTATGATTGAAACACCTGCATAAACTCCATCTGAAAGAGTGATTAAGCCTTGAGTCAATTCTGAACTGTAACTTTCAACTTGCAATGCTGCTACCGATTTTTCAGAGCCTTGGAAGTGTTGTTCAGTTGCTAATACATTTCCTGCTTCACCGTTTACAATACCTTCCCAAATAGCACGCCTTCTCTCTGGGCTTTCTATTCCTTGGAGTTGAGATTGAATCATCCAATATCCCATAGGAGTATCATAACCTCCATACATATTGGTAAGTTTTCTCATATACTCCCTTTCTATCATTCCCATTTTATCGGGGTCATGAAGATATTGGTCTATCAAGTCAGTTCTTCCAGCAGTTTCTGAAAACATTTCCTCTACCGTACTATACAGTAAAGCCTTCATACGGTCATTCTGTGGGCTTAGCAATTGATTCTGCACACTTCTTATATCGCCTGAAGTCCTACTATCCACCGTATAATTATTCAGCCTTGAAAATGCCTCTATATCTCTGTTAGCAGCCCCATAATCAGGTCTATCTTGAAATCTCATGTATTGGGACATCAATTCCTGCTGCATATTCAGGTATTCTTGAACCCTTACATAATTCCCCTGAGAAACTCCGCTGCCTTGTATTCTTTCTAACCTACTAACCAAATTGGCTATGGCATCAGTAGCATTTATTCCATAACGGTCATATTTTCCAGCATCACCCAATGCTCCGCTATTAAGAGAAAAAACCCTTTCTAATGCTTCTTGGAAATATGCTTCTTCAACCCCACCTTCTGCCATTCCTCTTGCTCTTATTCGCCTTTCGGCAGATTGAGCAAATTCAGGAACCGATAAGCCCATATCATAAATACTGGCTCCACCTCCTCCGAATGGACTATAATCCCAAAGATTTTCATATAATTGGTTTCGGGTGTCAGCAATTGAACCATCAGTTCCAGCATCATTCCTAATTAAAGCCGCCAAACCTGACATTTGGTCTGACTTTTGCGCTTCTTGAGTGAATAGCGTACCGATAGTTGCCAATGGTTTAAGAAAAGCCAACGACCTTGCAGCAGCCTTGTCGCTCATACCAAACATAGAAGTAAGAGTTTGACCAGCCCCCATTATCATTGAGCCCAAATCCCGATTTGTTATACCACGGACTATTTGGTCAAACCCCATCATTGTTTGGATTGTTCTCAACCCCCAATCTATCTCATCATCTTCTTCCTCCTCATCTTCGCCACTAACAACACTATTTATCTGCTGGTCGAGTTCCCGTACCCTTGCGGCTGCTTGACGGGCAGTTTCTTCATCTTCAGCGGTATCTCTTTCTACAACGGCTTTTTGTCGCTCGGCTCTTAATTGACTCAGGAATGAATTTGGGTTTAGATTACCGCCACTTCTCCGTATTTCCTCAGTAAGTTCTTCGATAACCCTTGTGAGGTCTTCATTTGCTTGTTGACGCTCTTCTGCTTCCTCTCGGTCAATTATCTCATTTTCTCGGTCAAAAGCCTTACCAACACGAATTGTGGCAGCATCCTTTTCTTCATCACTCATAGATGAGCGGTCAATACGCTCGTATTCCTCTGCCATTCGTCTTTGTGCATCGGCTCTACGCTCGTCATACCTCTGAGTGATGTCGTTGTTTATTCTTTGCCTTTCAAGCTGTTCTGCTTGTTGTATAATAGGTTTGTAAGCACCGCCACTTCCAGGTGGAACATAAATCGCTCCTTGCTGTATAATGGCTCTCCTTACATCCTCCATTAGTCTTGAATCAGGTTGACCGCCACTACCAGGTGGAACATAAATCGCTCCTTGCTGTATAATGGCTCTCCTTACATCCTCCATTAGTCTTGAATCAGGTTGACCGCCACTACCAACTGGAGGATTAACTGGGGTACGACCTCCCCCACTTCCATTGTTATCAGGATTAGGCGGTGGAGGTGTACCACCGCCCCTATTCCCAGTAATATCTATTGTTACTTGAGCCATTTTATTTATTAAATTGTTTTAAGTCCAAATTATCATAATCTGAATCAATTTCTTCTTGAGATATTTTCATACCTCCAGCATCCTCATATTCTTCCATTATGGCTCTTTCCCTTGCTCTCCTTACCTCTTCATCTTCTTGATACTCTATAAGCATATCAATAAAATTCATTGCTCGGTGTTCGGGTGAACCGAATGGAACATTGTGTTTCTTTCTCCACCAATAATCAAGAATAAAATCACTGTGCCATCGGTTTAGAAAATTACTTATCTTCTGTCTCAGGTCTTTGCTGAGATTGTTCGACTGATTCATTGGCTGTAGAGTAAAGTTGTTCTAACCATTTTGAATACCAAGGAAGAATTTGATTTTTGTAAACATCAATCAAAGTCTTGACCGTTTCAGGTTTCATTTGGGTATAATCTAACTTTTCTCCATCTTCTTCGGTTATGAAATTCTTCAACCGTGGGCACATTACAGACAGGAAAGCAATGGTATCTACTATATCCAGTATAAAGTACATAGACTTTATGCCAGATGCTGCAAATGAGCCGTATTTGCCTCCAGTCAAAGCGTTTTTCAATGATTCAATGTCAATCATCTGTCCGACATTGGGAAACTTAATTTGGAATTTCTTTCCATTGTAAGTTACAGTAATTTCTCTGTCAATCATAACTTTTTTACAATTTTAATTTAACAAATAAAGCACCACTCCCCAGTAGGAAAGTAGTGCTTTAACTATAACTGTGATTTGTCAAATCAACCTATTAGGCTAATGTGTTATTGTACAGAATTGGAGAAGTGTACTCAAATTCGGTATCTCTACCTGAAATCTGACCTTCCTGAATATCAAAACCCTCTCTGGTAGCGAATGCTCCTGCAACCTTTGCGAAGGTTTCATACTTAGTATTTACAAGACCAGTTTCGGTATCAATTGCACCGTCTTTAACCTTTCTCAAAATCGAAATTTCCAAACCATCTTCTTGAAGCAAGATAGCGTTTGCCCATTCTTCAAGTGAGTTGGCGTTTCGGAATGTACCCTTTTTAGCAACATTGGCTAAAAGATTAAAATTGATAGTGTAAGATGAGCAAGTCAAACTACCCGACCATTCCAATGCTGGAAGTTCCGAAGGAGTAAGACTACCCAACCCAGTCACACGACCTCTACGAATTTGTTCTGTAATACGAACATTCTTCATTTTACCCACTGTTACACTATTAATTTGAATAATAGCCAAGGGTGCTGTCATTACCTTTTTATTTTCCATAATTACTCAAATTAAAAAGTGAAATCCAAAATGTTACCTACAAAGAATGTCTTATTTACAGGCACATTAGGAACAAAGTCATAAGTGATGAAATAATCTCCGTTGGTTGCGGAAACTTTTACATTTGCCCAACTGATGAGAAGATTGTCATTACCAGTACTTGCTACTAATGATTCAAGTTTTGTTTCGGTAAAGTTCTTAACCGATTCAGGTGATGCTTGGGCAGCGGTTTGTCCAGTAAACCTTGTTTGACCCTCCAAAATTAGTTCCTTATTCAATTGAGCCTTGATTAACTCAATAGACAACTCAAACGACTGACCATCGTCAGCAATCGTCTTTTTGTTGTTCTGAAGAGTTGTAACACCTTGGTTCACGCACCAATATCCCGATACATTACGGACATGAATGATACCTGCCTGCAAAGCCTTTTCCCTCTCTCTTTTCTTCAAATCATAAGCGAAGGACTGATAACCAACACGCTTAAATGTAAGCGGAGTTTGAGCAGCCATACCAGCGTTCAAACCTACAATCGCAGCAGCAAGGTAAATAGTAGGAAGTTGTTTTGTTCCATTGCCATCCTTGCGGTCAACGATAGGTGAACCGTGAACAACTGCTACCTGACCAGAGTTGAAGTATTTAGCAATTGCTTGAGAACTATTGCTATCACCAAGCAAGTCGGTATCATCCTGACCACCTGGAACAACCATAAACTCGGTAAACTTAGCATCTTGTTTAAGGAAGGTAAACAACTTGCCGTTAGTAGCAGCGTCAGTTCCCTTTCCTCCAGCAGCGTTCAGGTTGGTACACAGGAAGAAAGTTACATCAAGTTCATCAATTGCTTCCAAAACATCGGCATACTCCGTACCGCTCAGGAACTGGGTTGTACCTCCCGAAGCAAGCGTCATTTCTACAGCAGTAAGTTCTGTTTCTCCGTCACCCGTCATATTTACTACGAAATGAGACAACATCTGTCGATTGGAAGATGCCCAATCATACAACTCTTGAAGAGTTGTGAAGTCACCCGATTCAGCAATAAGATTAGGCGTTGCATCAGCAAGAGAATAAGCACCATACGCCTCACCCGCATCGTCAACACCCATAAATGAGCCACGATAGACTTGCAGTTTGAAGGTATCGGCTTCATCACCAGCGACAATCTGAGCACCATAACCTACCTTGAGAACTTCATCAACCTTAACGCCATTTCCAACAATACCCTCATTCTTACATTTAAGAACCAAAGTATTGCCTTCCGATATTGTCACCGTAAGATTAGCGCATTTGGTTGTAGCAGCCCTTACATAGAATAACTTGGGAGCACCTGCGGCTCCTGTGAGTGGAGTAAAGATTTTCTCAGCAATATCGCCTACCAAACCTCCACCCATGAACGACAAAAAGTCTTCATAGTTCTCAAACTCATAGACGGATTTAAGCCCCTGAGAAAGTTCACCATGAACACCCGAACCACCAGCAAATTCGTATGAGCCGTTCATAGACAATCCCGTGTCGATAATCATAACATTGCCAAACTCGGCAACATTAACTACCGAAGTAGGATTGTAAACTGTAGCGGCATACGAACCAGGTTCAATGTAGTTCTTTCCGTGAAAATTAACTACTGTAGCCATAATTTTAATTATTGAAATTATTTTGTTTAATTCTTTTCTAACTATACTTGCTTTTGATGTTCAAAAGTCCATGGTTCAATTGCTCTCATAGTAATAAAAAACCTTTTGGCAACTTCGTTGCGAACTAACTGTGGAACGGTATGTTCGTATTTGAAAGAAAGATTTATTACCTTGTGAAACAATGGAACTGGAACTAAATCATCTTGCATGACTATATCGTTACCCGATAGTTCAGGAATACGAATACCCATCAACTCCAAATGAGGAACAAGCATTAGCAGCATTGATTTAAGAATGTTATAAACTACATTCACCTCAGAGGAATTATTGCTGGTTATCATTATCTGATATGTGCAATCGTACATCTGAGTAAAGTACGGCTGTTCTCCTATCTTATTCCCATCAGCGTCCAGTATATCTTCGGTCATATATCCATCATCCTCCCCTATGGTTGATTTACCTTGTTCCGAAGGAAGAAGAATGTGCATTGATATTATCTTAGCAACTTCTTGATTATATCCAAAATTCACCGAAAGATTTTTGGGAGTCAATACTATCTTTTTTGCTTGTACAAAATAATTATACAAGTTCATTTTGATAACATTTCCTTCCTCGTCAACTCCAAGTATCTTATACAAGATAGTTTCCTTGTCGTTATCAGCGTGTTCCTTTAAGTCGTCACGCAAAAGTTTTACTATCGCTTCCAAAGTGTTATAAATAACTATCTCTGGCAAAAGTATTCCGCTCATAATACACCTTCTAAATATGTTGTTACTTCATTTTCTACAATAGTTTCCACATCGGTCATATCTACCGCCTCATCCGCTAAATTGTAAGCCTTTATCCCCTTATGTATCCAACTTAATGGGTCTGAATTGGCTCCTGCTCTTCTGAAAGTTCCGTATGTATTTTGAGTAGTATTAGCATATTGTCCAGTACGCTTAGTCAATCCCTCATATATAGAACTTTTATGAACATATTCACCATAATAAGGATTTTGAGGAGTTGCTTCTATGGCGGCTCTCGACCTTGGGACATCATAAGGAGAAGGAATTTCACTTGCCCTTAAACCTCTGCCTGACGCTCTTTTCCTCATGATATCATAAATCTCTTGAGGCATTTCACCAGTGAATCCTGCTTGACCAAGAGTTCCTGGTGTTCCTATACGGAATGGAATGGTAAGATACCAATCACCTCCTTTGTAAACTTGTTTCCCTTTCTTATTGTAAACTGGTATGGTGTATCGTACTTTCCTTGAATTTTTGAACCCCTCCTTCATATCAAACGCAGAAGCACCTTGTTCAATCATATTAGGAAGTACGCCAGTCAATACTATTTGCTTAGCAAATCGCCCCTTATCTACTTTGATAATATTTTGTACATATTCGGGCAAAGTTGAATTTAACCTTTGCTTAGCAAGTGCTTGCCAATTAGCAAAGACTACGGCTGTAACCGCATTAACGCAGGTTTCAGTAAGCAAATCAATCTCTTGGGATGATAATCCAAATTGAGATTGAAGCCCCGATAAATCTATGGTAATTGGCTTAGGCATTTATTCTTGTTTTACGGTGTTTTCAAAACTTTCTTCTCCAAACTGTTGAGCATCGAATATATAATGAGCCTTTCTTGCTAACACATTTATAGGCATTTGCCTGAGTTGTTCGTCATCGAAAGAACATAACTTACTTTCCCTAACTTTCATCAACTCTCGGTTGATATCAATAACATGATAGACGGGATAATGAGAGTATCTTATTGACACACTCATATTAGGAGTTTTCTGATTAACATCCTCTACTGGCAAAAGTTCTAAAAGACTTTGGTCAAAAACAATCTTGTTTTTATCTACCACATACATTTCGCTTGGAATAGGCTCTAACTTAGTGTAATCACCTACAAACAAAAAGATGTTAGATATTTCCAGCGGCTCATAAACTGGATATGCTAACAGTTCCCCTTCGTAAACCTCTGGTCTCAATATTTCGGAATAAAATTCTTCCAATTGCAATAGGATAATTCTGTCCATAAAACCAAGTTTATCAATACCCTTAGTTGTTATGGAAGCAGTACCCCGATTGACTTCACCCCAACTTTCATACCGCTTTTTGCTATCCATGTGTTGGGCTATAATCCTTGTTTCAGTCCTATCAACAAAAAACCAGCCACGCCCTAAACAATTTTTACAAGTAGAAAGTGCCTGGCCAGTTGCCTTATCAACGCAAGGACATTTCATCGCTCGGTCTATATAAGCATCATATCCTTGCGTTTGAATAAGTCTTTCAAAATCATCTATCCTCCAACCAACTCTCGGATTTATGGAAGCAGCAGGAGTTTGATATGCTACTGGCTTGTCTGTTACGATACTTTTACGATTTTTGTTATTACTCTCCATAATCTCCACATTTTACAAGACTTCAAACGGTATGCCACGATACTTGGATTTAAGCGCAGGCAAAACTCTATTCATTTCATCAATATAGGTCTTTATACGACCTGAGAACAATCCTCCCTGAGCACTACGGGTCAAAGGAGTATTTTGGCTAACACCATCCAATGATATACTTATGGAAGTAAGTCCGATACCATACAAAACATCGCCTATAATAGCAAGAACATTCAACGCTGCTAACTTCGCAATAAAATCAAACAAATCGGCTGGTATCTTATCCCAACCTGTTATGTACCTTGTACGCCAGTAATTCGGGATATAAGTTTGACCAAACCAACCAAGATGCGGACTGATACCATTGTAGATTAAGGAGTTTTGAGTCATGGTAGCACCCTCTTTACTTCCAGTGTTTGGAATGAGGTAGATGTTTCGATAAATTGCTACTGACTCCATCTTCTTTATAGACAACCACTCCTTCGGATAGGTTATTTGACAAACATCGTTTATCCAACCTTCCAAATTGTCTATATAAGCAATAGGATACATTGTTCTGATATACCCCCAAGACATAAATTCCTGCCGTACAAAATCACGGTTTTCCTCTATGACTTGCTTTGTAAGTTTAATACTAAAAAGATTTTCTACCGTTTCCTGAGCAGAAAGAATGTGCTGGGCAATAGATGCCATTGACATCTTCCTACCGTCATTGGAACACATAGGAATACCGAACAAATAATTTTCCAGCAACTCGGTTGGAGACATTATTGCCTCCATATTTTTGTTGTACTCTATTTTCAGTCTTAAACTGGGCATATCAGAACAATGAATTAGTTATTATTCCTCTTTTTCATCAGCAGGAGCCTCATCGTACTTCTTCAGCAGATACGCTTTCATAAGTTTCTTGGAAGAAAGTTTTTCATATTCATCCTCAGGCAGATTTCCTTCCTTAGCATAGTCTTTCATCTGAGAAACGCTCAGTGAATCCAGCCAATTTGAAAATCTCTCTCTATCGGACAAATCTTCACCGACATCTTCGGTGTCATCTTCTTCCTCTTCAACTTCTTTTTCAGCCGCAGCCTTCTTAACATAATCCCAATCGTTAGTGCCCTTTACAAGCACGGCTGCACACTTAGGTGATACTTCGGCTACTCCGTTAGCGTCAATGTCAATAACGCCATCTACAGGCACACACAATTTCATAGATGCGACCTTGCTGTTTCTTGCTTTAATTTTCATTTTTGAACGATTTTTACGAAAAAGGGCAGGGCAGAAGCCCCACCCCTCTTCAATTTAACAATGTGTAACAAACTATTCGGTTTATACGCCTTTTCCAATGTTGATGAAACGCACCATCTTCTTCGGAGCATAAAGGAACGGAGTACCATACAGAAGCACCATAAAGCGGAAGGCAGGAGAAAGTACCGCCAAATCCATCTTCATAAGCGGAGCCAGCTGTGCGAACTCGATAACCTCATTGTCGAACTGGAACAGGATAGACTGGTCAGTGTCAGGTAGGAAACGATTCATATCACGAATCACGCCAACACCACCGCCATCGTAACCACGGGTCAGGTCATCCAGTGAAACCTCAAACAGAGGATAGAATGGTCCAGTTGCTGTTCCACCTGCCTTGGTACGATAGATGCGATAAGCGGTTGCTTTGTTCACGCCACCACCATCGGTAAACTTCAAGTCAACTGCTCCGTTAGCAACGGCTACAACAGCAACGGCTGCAACAGCAGCGGTGCTGTAGATAGCAAGGTCTGACTCACCGAAACGGTTGATAGCAGATACAGCGTAATATACATTACCAGCATCCGTTGAACCCCACTTGCTGCCGGCAATAGATGTCTGAACATTAGTCGGAGTTTTACCATCCCAAGTCGGCTTGTTCGGTGCCTTCTGAGAAGTAGCGGCAGAAGATGCGTTTTTAGCAGGAAGTTTCTTAAAGAATACATCGTGGTTCAGACCGATACGACCGAACTGAGAGTCAAATGCCTGAACTCTCTGACCCATGATACCGTCAGAAAGGCTCGGAGTATTCGGAACAATGAACTTGTTGCCATAGAAGTTCTTAACGAAATTCGACAGAACGGCAGGTGGTCCATAAATCTGAGTACCCAAACCATAGTTCTCTACGATATAGTTGGCACCGCTTTCGATAGCATCCTCAGTCAGAGCCTTTCCACGCAGGTCAACGACAGCCTCACTGTCCATATAATCAGCGTAAGATGCCCAAGCGTCAGACTGCTGCTGCTGAGCCAAGAAACCATTGAACTGTTCAGGAACAATCTTCTCGTTACCGAAGTAAAGCCCTTGGTTCAGAGTACGGAGTATCCACAGAGTACCATCCTTGATAGTACGCTCCATAACAGAGCCTATCATCGTGTTCACAAGGGTCATCTGGTGAGTTACGCTCTTGGTCACTCCAAGATACTTCACCAACTGAGCTCTACGAACAAAGATGCTGTCTTCCTCCTCTGGAAGTTCTCCTTCTCTGTTCCAACCGCCACGGTTAGCACCGTAACTTACTTGCTGGTTGTATTCCTCTACTGTGTTGTACGCTGCCTTTTTCGGAAGGTCTTTCCAAAGGCGAATGTCTTGCTCACGGAAGGTGATATGCTTCAGAGTTTTCTCCAAAGACTCAACCTTCAGCGGAGCACCCGACGCAGTGGTCAGGTCAGCGGTATCACGACCAGTGATTTGCTCAGCCGCCAAAGCCTTGTTAAGAGCATCAAGACTTTCGGAACTGTGCGCACCTGCGTGAAAACCATCTTGCTGAGCGGCATATCCATAATCCGCCAAGTTGATTGATAATCTTTCCATTTTATTTACTCATTGAATGTTATTTAACAATTTCGATGCCCAACTCATTCTTTACACGGGCAATAATACTTGCCGGCAAAGTTTTACTTGCTTCAAAGGTAGTACAAGCCTTGCTAAACTCAGCATCATACCCCTTAGAGAAGGTTGCTTGGTCAAGAATTTCAGATACAACGGCAGGTTGTTTGCTCATAGATACCCGATTGTCTTTGCGACCGTCACCACCTTTATTCAAATCATCTTCCTCGTCACCCTTAGCAAAGTGACGCTCTACTGGGCGTGCTGCACTGATAGATTTAGGCGCAGGAACTTCGGAGCCAAAACGCTCAAGTTTTTCAGACAGGTCTGAAATAGTATCTTCGTACCCCTTAACAATGTCAAGCAACTCGTTTTCACGCTGTGCTGCGGCTTCAAGTTTCTGACTTGCATCCTTAATCATTACGCCAAGTGCTTTGATGTACTTAGAGTTGAGTTGATGAGAAGTAGCAATTGCTTTCTCAATACGGTCAAAGCGGTTTCCCTCACCACCTTTCTTCATATTGCCTTTCTTGCTTTCCTCTACTTCACCTTCATCATCACCTCCTTCGGTGTCATCTTCGGCTTCACTACCAGCATCGCCATCGTCTGCGTCTGACGCTTTCTTTGACTTTGCCTTCTTCAGAGTTTTTTGGTCACCTCCGTCAGCAGAGCAGCCGTCACCGCCTTTCTGAACATCCTCAGCAGGCTCTATCTCAAGCCCCAAGGCTTCATATGCCTTTTGGATGTCCTTTTCTGTGACTGAATTTTTTCCTTTCATATTAGCAATTTTTAATATAAGTGAATTAATATTTTTTGCTTTTTCAATACTAATACCTGGAATGTCCTTGAAAAGTCTTTCTATTACTTCGGATTTTCCGAAAGTTTGGTTTTTAATTTTCTTATCAACTGACTCCTTTTTCAAAGGCTTTCCGCTTTCAGTGTCCAACGCTTTTTCCTCATTCACTTCCATTTCTTCCTCATCTTCGTCAATCTCTCCCTTAATGATATTAGCAAATGTTTTTGGATTTTTCGGCTGATGGGTGATAGCAACACCAGTGATTATTGCCTTTACAATCTTTTTATAATCGGGTGAATTTTTGTTGTTAGATTTTCTTTTAACAACCTTTCCTTCGATAGAATAACCCAAACGCCTTGTCTTTGAATCTTTCTCAAGAGTATTAGCCAACTCCCAAACATCGCACGCTATCTTGGAAGATGGATAAAGGTCTGTCTCAATGTACAAACCCTCTGGACGGATTTCCGCCTTTGTAGGCTCTCCAATGATAGCAGCAGGCTGACCTTTCGCCTGATGATGCCAGTTTACCATTCCGCTCTCTAAAAGCGGTTTGATATCAAATCCCTTGGGGTCAAGAAATTCTCCATCGGCATCTTCATCTGAAGTAGAAGCAATGCCACCAAGACGCATTACCTGCTCTCCAGTCGTTGGGTCAATAAGGTCTTGAGCCTTTTCTATTGGACACCAAAATTTGAATTTATCTTCTATATTCTTTGTCATAATTTACAAAAATAAAAGGCCAAAAGTTCTTTGCGCTCTTGACCTCTTTATAACTGTCAATAATTAAATTGTTAATTTTCGGACATAGTTCTTTTTATCCACCCATAAAAAAATTTCTTGTTATTTGAATTTTTCTCGCAAATAGAAATGTAATATTTTATCTTTTCCATTCTGCGAGCATTCATATAATCGTTGTATGGAATGGTTGTAGTTACGCTATCCGCTACGCTCTTCCAATATTCAACATCGTCTTCCAACTCCTTTATTCTTTCCTCGTTCAATGTAGGCACTTCTACATACACTGTATCAGGCATGTTTTGAACTGGAGTTTCCTTTTCTTGTACTCTCGTACTACAACTAACTAATAGTATCGTTAGCAAGCATAAAATCATCGTTTTCATACCACAGAATTAAGTTTGTTCAATAATTCTTCGGACATTTTCCCAGTTTCTTTCATACCAAACTGACGCTCGGAAAGTTTAATAGATGTTGCTGGTCCCATGTTTACTCCCGTATCATAAAGGTCATTGGCCACTTCCTGTTTTTTGATTTTGTCGCCCCAAACTGGATTCCAGTAGTTAGTTTTGTAAAGTTCCTGCTTCAGCCTTTCAAGTTCAGGAGTAGATATAACTTGTTTGTTTTTCTTATTCTTTATCCCATCAAGAATTTTCCAACCTGCCCAAGTAGGATTAGCCTTGCGACTAATGCCGCTCCAAGTTTCTCCACCGCTATCTCCGTCAATCTCTACCCATACATTCTTTCCCTCGTTCTTTTCAGTACGATTGAAAGCCGTCAAAAAATCTGCCATGTTATTTAATCTTTAATTGTGAAAAATCTATACAATCATGATTCAGCCAACTCATAAGTTTATCAGACTTATCGCTGTTACTCAACTTCATAAAGTCGTCAGGACTTATATTAAAGCCAGACAAATACCTTACAAACCCATCTTCCAAAAGAACAATTCTGTTGCCCAATTCGGTAACTTTTTGAAACCTTTCAGACAAGTCCTCTATGTTTTCAGAGGATTGAATCGCTTCAAGATATGGTTTAACTTCATATTGTTCCAAAAGCGGAAAATCCCCCTTGAAAGGAATGAGTTGAGAAGGCTTTTTAAGAGCAACTACCTTTGATGCTCTACCGCCTATTACAGATAATTTTCTTTCTCTCATAACTCTCTACTGTTTAACGATTACTTTACTACGATTAAGGATTACCATGAATGAATTTGGTCCACCATTACCATGAGGCTCAATGATAGCATCATATCCCTTCAATGCAGCATAAGTTCCAATGGCTTCTTTGTATCCATCTGAAACTGCTTGGTAAATTCCCGTTATTATATCTTTGTTTGGGTCTTTGGCATTCTTAATGTCATTCAGTTCAACAGTCTTAGCGGACAAATCACTCTTTATCTTAGAAATTTCACCGTGTAACTGTTTTACCTTATCACCTAAATCAGATGTTTCCTTATCAACAACTGCCTGAATAACCTTATAGTGATTATTCATCATCCAGTCTTGGAACCGTCTTAACGGATAGTTGTACGGTTTAGCAAAAGCGTTCTTGCGCTTGATAGCATTATTCTCCCACTGAAAACGGCTTAACATGAAACTTTCCTTACTGTTAGGAAGTTTGAACACATACACATCGCTCCCTTTTCCTTTCTCAGTAACTGTACCGCCATTCTTCTTAACCCAATCAAAAACCTTATTGACAACAAATTCATCCCAACCAGGATAATCTGGTTCACCTTGGCTATTAACAGCACCCCAGTCGGTATTATCTATTTCAACTTGAGACATTACCAAAACATCGTTATCCCAGTGCATGTCTTGCTTTATCTGTTTTTCGGTGTTCTCGGTAAGATTATTCAAGTCATCGTTCTTCTGACTGAGGTCAGCATTTAATTGGTCAATTTCGGCTTGCTTAGCGTCATATGCCGCCTTATCGTAAGTAACTAATGAAAGTATTTCCTTCCTTAAATCAGGAACCATAGCAACCTTAGCAGACGGTGAAAGACAGCACTCCAATATTTCTCCGTTAGAACCAGCATAACTTCTTGCGTTCTTGTATGCATCGGAATTTTTGTAAGTAGTTTGTGTGTTGTCCTTATTTCTCGTACCGTCATTCACATGAGCATAAATTCCTGAACCGTGAATACCAACAGTTCCATAGAAGCAGTTGTCGTTGTACTTAAAATCATCCGCATAGTATTCAGCGTCATGACCACCTCCGCTCGATAATCCACGGAACATTTGATATTTCGATTGCTTAACGATATTCCAATAGGTCTGGTCATCTACGACCTCTGGGCGTGCATCAAATCCTCTTTCCTTACAAATATTGCTTAGTAACTCCCAACCTACTGAATAATCGGTGTGCATTAAGCGGTGATGATAATCGCCACTCAAAGTATTCCAAACAGCATCAAGTTCATCATCGGATAAATCCCGATACATGTCCGCATCGCTCTTCAGTTTTCTCGGTACAATTTTACGATTTTTTCTTGCTAACTTGGCTTCCAAATCTTTCTTTATACGCTCCAAATCTTTGAAACGATTTTCAAAAGTTTCAGCATAATCTGTATCCTTAGTCCAAGGACTTTCGCTTAGAAAATTAATTACATCGTCTTTTTTGGAAAGTACATCGTTGATTTGATTAATATAATCCTGAATTGTAAGATTAGCAACAACAGATGGATTATATTTTTGCATACTTGCAAAATCCGTTACATGGTCACCAAATGTTTTAGTACCACCCTGAGCACGATAATTCAAAGCCCCTCCGTTATCTACTCGGATAACCCTACCAGCTGAATCAATGAGACAGTTATCATTTTGGTAAACATCCCAATTCGCTAATAAAGCATCGGCAACAAAGCCCTTAGCCATGTTATCATAATCCTTAGAAGAAGGAGTATGAGTCAGAGGGATAAATTTGGATAGCAATATGGTTTCACCATTTTCCTCATACATTTCATAATCGGGAACACGCTGACCAAGAATATCATACAACTGATTAGTAAGATATTCTGCTTTCACGTGGCCATTGGAAGTATTACTTCCTTTCTTCATCACATATTGATTACCACGGCTATCCTCTACCAGTTGTGCACCAGTACTACCACCCAAACGCTTAATGACTTTCAAACTACTCAAATCAGTAGGAAAAAGTTCATTGATGTATTTCTGTTTATCATCAATCTTCTTTTGGTCATCAACCTGCCTACCAACTTTCTTCTTTCCCTTAAAAACACGCCAATCATATTGCGTCTTGGCATTCGGAGTGGCGGTGTAAATATACATCACTCCATCGACAACCTTCGTCTGTCCTGGAACTACCGCCTTACAAATATCCTCGTCAGGCTCTATTCCGTGAAGATGGTCATATAAAGACTTTGCAACGCAAACATGATAATCATAGTCGTCCAAAAAATCATCGGACTTTATCTTGTATGCATCACAAGCCTTTACAAGAAGGTCATCAGAAACTTTGCCCTCCATATTTTGAAGGGCAAAGATATTCAGTGCTTCTCTTAGTTTATTCTTCATAATCCTAACAAGATTGACTCTGCTTCTGACAAACTCATTTCATCACTCTTGGCTTTCTCAACTTCATCCTCTTCTGAAAGTAGAAGTTGTTCTGCCTTCTCGACATCCATTTCTTCTTCCTCTTCAGGATTGTCAACTTCATAATTTACTCCGTCATCGGCATCGTGAACATACGATTTATTGAGTAGCAAATCCTCTGCTTTTTGAAGTTCATCGGAAACTACCGAACCACCGAAGTCATCAAAATCACAAGCCTTCGTAAGAACATCCAAAGCAACCTTCTTCCAGTCTTTCTGCTTAGAACCAATCATAGCAGCAAAAGCAGGATTGTTACGCTTTTCATTTGCGTTGTCAACCTTTCTCTTATTGATAAGTATTTCTTGGAATGTACGGGTAGTGAACTGAGCAGGGTCAATATTCTTTTGATTATCCTCAATCAGTTTCATAATCTCGTCACGCTCCTTCTTATCCTCTGCTTCATCGTCCAATCTCGGAGCCTGCTTGAATTCATAATCCTGATAACGGCTCTTCATAACCTCTATTTGTTCAGGAACAGTGAGGTAAATCTCCGATACCATCATAGCACGGCTAATGATTGCTTTGGTGTCTTCGTTCTCAGCAAGTGAGTTCAAATCCTTGTTAGTCATAATCATAATACGACCTGTGAACTCAAAGTTGCTCTTAATATCATCAGGGTCACCGACAATACGCTTACCAGTAGTAGCGGTTGCTTTCTTCATTACTGATGCACAATCGGCTCTACGCAACACCTTGTCGTTATCATCGAATACGATAATTTTACCGTTATGAGCCTTGAGAATACCAAGCAATTGTTTTCCTGAATTAACATCAGGTGCCTCAAAGATGTCGTAATCATCATCACCTGGCTGGTCGCCCTCTTCAAAAGGCTTCATATTGAGCAATTCAGCAATCTTGTTAAATCCGTAAGACTTACCAATACCAGCACCACCTGCTGAAATCATAAACCGCTGTTCAGGATTATCCAAAAACTCCAAATATTGCTCATTCAGGTCTTGGATTACCTCAACTGGATTTTTGTAATCAGGCTCCTTCTTTTTCTCCTTATACACAAATTGGTCATACTTGATACGACCTTCCTTGGTTTTCAGATTAAAGCGTTTTTTGACACGGTCATCGTTTTTGTTCAGATACCACTTTTCGGTTATTTGGTCTCCATCGTCACCGCCCTCATCCGTATCATCGTCTATATCTACCGAAGCACCTGCGGCTGCTCCGCTTACCGTATCATCTTCTGAACCCTGAGAAGAAGTCGTTGAAGACTTCGCCCCTTGAGTCATCTTCATAAGTTGTCCAAGAGTACCTGAAGTGTCAACCTTTGACATATCAAATCCTCTGCTTTCAAGTTGCTTATAAGCAATCATACGCATTTGAGCGTTTCCATTCTTGTTATTAGCAACTTTCAGAAGATTATCATCAGAAGTTTGAGCAGCCCATTGTACCAACTTCTGTGAATCCATCGGCTTTCCTTTCTTCACAGTAGTGGTAGTGGTTTTCTTTGCCGCTCCACCTGAAGATGTATCTGATGAACCCGAACCAGAGTCAGTTCCGCCAGAAGCATTTTTCTTGGGTGGACGCCAATCAAATTTCCCTGGCTTATATTCTGTCCATACCCACTTACCATTGGGATGCATATCGCCTACTTTGCGTTGCACCGCCTTTTCAATAATATCTTCTTTCTTTGCCATAATTAATTATGTTAACATATTTCAATTATGAAAAAGATAATAACTGCCTCACTCTGTTTCCCACTCAATAGGTAGTTCAATGTGATAAAAGTCCTCCATTATCTCTCTTGTTATTTTCCTGACATTTGCTGAATCTTTGCCTTTTTCCAACTCCTTTTTGACTAACCTCTTACCGCCCTTACAAAGTCTTATTATTTCTTCAGCATTCTTCTTAGCGTTAAACAACTCATAAACAAGTTCAAAATTCGCCTTTGTATCTCGGAGAAATTTAGCAGGTGACATATTCATCGCTTTCTTCAAAGCCTCAGCAAACTCTTTCGGAGTAGCATTCCACGGAATAATGATTGCTCGGACATTTTCAAATAGTGGGTCATATATTTCCTCGCCTTCGTTCTTAACCAGTCCTCTATAATCACGCAAAACTGGATAAGCACCGCATAACATGGCTTCTATGATAAAACCGTTTATATGAGTACGACAATAATTTGCATAGTGTTCAGCCCAAGATGGGTCAATAGCAAATTTCGTATTTTTCAAAGTACGAATTACATCCCCTCCCGACATTTGTCCCTTATAATCCATACCAAATTTAACGGCTCTATCCCAAAGAGAAATTTTACCATCAAGTTTCTTAGGCAAATTCGGGTCACGCTTCAGAGTACACATATAGTTACTCTTTGTCTTTGTCTCACTGGTCATGTAATTATATTCGATACCAGTTCCAGCAATCTTAACGGAATACCTTTCTTCACTCCCTTTCTGAATATACGGAACAGCAGCAATTAAATCTTCCATATGTTTCATTGACTTAAACATATGTGCAGCAAAAAAGTCATCCGTTCTTTTTTGCATAGGTCTTATCGGCATCCGTGCCCCTTCAGGTAAATATCTTGGATTTAATAACAAACTTCTCGGTATTCCTATTTCTGAACAACACTGATACGCTGCAAGATGAGCGCACCCCATAAACAATATCTTATCTTTCAAAGCGGATATATTGCTTGCTCGTACATTGAAATAAGCATCGTGAACAAGAAATACTTGTTTAATAGAAGATGGCAAATCAAAGAATTTCCACCAAAAATCAAACTCAACCCCCTTTTTATTCCAAGCCGAACTTTTAGTTGGCATGAAATTCCAAAGAATAATGTCAGCATCCTTTACCAACTCTTTCCACCTCTCCACAGCGTTCTTCTCATATACTCCGATACGATTACTTGGAGGCAGAAAATAACCGTAATAGTTATTGCGCCAATATCCAGTAACTTCATCTTTCTCATAACCGCCAGCCTGAGAATGGAACTTGATTTTGCGTTGATGTTCTCCACTCTCAAATTCCTTAACTTTCTTGTTATAAGCATTTTGAGTAGTAGAAGCAGGAGTCATCTGTGCAACATCTACTTCATGACCTAAATCTCGGAACGCTTTAAGCATACTGGCGACATACTCTACTATGCCGCCATATTTCGCTATCTGAAAATCAGCAATAAATATCTTCATATCAAAATGGTAATTCATCTGCTTCCCTCACATATATCTCTTCGGGCAGCTGTTTCTTAATATAACCCTGTTCGTAGAACTGTAACCCCGATTGGGAACGATAGAATTTGGAAGCTAATTTCCACTTGACCTCATGAAACTCTTCAACTGGTACGGAGCGTTTCAAAGTATATTCTTGCTTTTGTTTTTCTACTTGAGGTTGAGAACGTCTCTTGTAGGAGTGAGGGAACTCACGATAATACTCCATGTGACTCAACGCTCCTTGTAAAGTTTCTCTAACAAAAAGATGAAACGGATGGCCAACCCCCCAAGGAGCGACAACCGTATATCCTTTATTTTTCTTCAAGAACTTTCTAACCCAGTTTACAAGCGTTTCTTCAATCTCGTTCAGCGTTTCCCTCCCGAAGTATTCATTCAGATGTTTATACGTTGCTTCAACAGTTACTTCTTTGTAATTCTTATGAAACTCGTAATAACTCTCATCGTGAAAATCCAGTCCAAGATGATGGAACGGAATATTGAGAAATTCAAACAATTTTTCATCCTCCGCTATTCTCTTTGGGTCGCTCTCTACGGTCAGCACCTGAACCTCGTATTGAGGAAGGAACAGAAGATGAGAACAACAAAAAAGAATATCATCACTATGCGGCTGGATGAGTAACAATTTTTCAGTTTTCATTTACAATCTTATTTCGATACTTTTATATTCAACTTCACTCCTTTTAACTTTGGATTGGTGGAAGTTTTCTTAATCGGTTTTGTGAAGGCTCTCAGTTCTGCATCCCAAGCAAAACCTGCTTTCTTGTGGTTAATAGTACAACGGCAATATGGATGAGTTGGTGATATAGTAGGTTTCCACTCCTTGACCTTTCTCCCTATATTGTTACCGTTTGCTATAATATCTTTCAGCTTGAAAACAATCGGCTCACTATCTGGGTCTTCAGGGTCAGTCAAATAAAGCTCTCGACATCTTTGACAAGCACCTGGATAAACATCGAAGTAAACTTCAGCATCAGCTCCGTACTCTTTCAATATACTTTGAGCACGTCCTGAATTGTACGCTTCGTGAGTAAGATAGTAAGCAATTCTCAACCAATCAACTTCCCAATCCTGAGAAGTCTCAGCAAGGTCTGCTGCAAGTCCTCTCGCTCCCATACGGAGTTCAACGGCTTTGATAGTCTTTTGCTTAATCATTTGTTGAACCAGTACCGATTGAGATTGATTATTTTTCAGAACTACATTACTCAATCCAGTTCTCATTCGGTTTCCCAAACTGGTTATATCGGTGTACGCTCTATTCTTTACGGTTTGAAGGGCAAACTCCTCCTCTTCGGTAAGCGGTATGAAATTACCCGAAGCAAGGAACTTTTGAAACTGAGCATAAGTCATTTTCTTTGCTCTCGCATCTCCGATAGCTTCTGCCAATATTCCGAAAAGAAATGCGTGTTCAACAACTCCCTTCTTGTTCTTATATTTATCAAGATTGACTCCTGCGGCAATCAATATATCCTTATCGGATTGAGAAAGGAAGTCCAAACCCAGCTGACCTGCTATGAATACCAATTCGTATCTTTTCAGAATTGATAACATATCCTGTATTTGTCCTTGATTGAAAATCATATGTCTCCCAAATTTGTATAATGTTTCCAAAACGTTTTCAGCTCGTCTTTTGCAGAAGCAAATTCAAGCATAAACGTATGTCCAATGATTTTGAACACCTTCGATAGATAGTACAAAACAAGTCCTATCCAAAAGAATGTTGCCAAATAAAGAACGGTAATGATTACAGTTAGCAACCATTTACCAAAATGTTTAATCTTTTTCATTTCTTCTCCTCCTTAGTTTCTTTAATAGCAGAAGCAGTTGCTTGAGCCATATATTTCAAGACTTCTGCAACTGCATTTGCCGTATTTTCGTTCCAAACTTTCACAAAAGTATTTTCGTACTCGGTAACGGCTGGGAACGGAGAAGGAATGAAATGACTATGTTTTGTTTCCTTCTTTGCCATATCTAAAAATTTATACCAAAATCAATAGTGTACCCATATCGGTCATCCAATCGTATTCCTGAAAGTCCAATTTTATACTTATTTTTGATATCAAGTCCAAATTGTAACTTATTCGTTCTGAAGTCGGCTGACGTACCTAACATTGCCCACGGTTGTAACGTAGGAACTTTGTATATGACCTCTCTTTCATAAACTGTACGGATATTCGGCTGAATAAAAGAAGTGGCAGAAATGAGCTTATTTTGACTCACCGTTGCATCAACCTTAAATGTTCCTAAACTATCATTGGAAAAGTCCAAAGCGTACTTCCTATCCAAATAATAATCTTGCCAGATAGCAAACAACGCTGCTGTATCCGTAGGAATAAAGACTGGACGGTCAACAGGAACTTTAACCTCATAGGGAACTGGTTTATCAATCGTATCTCTTACAATTTCACCCTTCTCCCATTTAATCTCAACAATCCTTTTAGGTTGAGGAAGTTCTACGCTTGACCTCCCCCAAAAGTAGCCTATAAGCAAGGCTATGCCTACTGCTATAAGTCCTCCGATAGATATGGTTATACTTTTGTTCATTCTTCTTTCAATCTTTGTTCGTAAGAAGCAACCAAATCTTCAAGTTGCGAAATACGCTGTTTGTATTCTGTTTCTCTCTTTTGGCTTTCCTCCTCGAAACTACGATATTGTTCCATGAGTTTATCATACTTCATTTTCTCCAACTCTCGTTGTTTCTCATAGTCTGCCCTCATTTCATTTAACTCTGTACGGAATGACTTTACAATCTCATTACTGAGTTTGCGTTCATTTTGGTATTCGGCATACAAAGCGTCATAACGCTCCTTCCACCAGCTGTCTTTGTTATCAACTTCTGCTTGAAGAACATCATACCTCTTTTTCCAAAAATCATCTTCCTTAATATCCGCATCAGCCTGAGACACCCTGACCTCCTGAGCGTATTTCTTTCGGTCAAGAACTCTTGATACCACAGCATATCCTATACCGCCTGCTCCGAAAAGCAGTGATATTATACCAAACAAATTATCCGATAGCCATCCCATAATTATTTGTCGTTTACCTTTCTAATTTTCAACTTGGCCATTTTAACTCTCTTTCTGTAATCTGCAGTATCATAGTTGGAACGCAAGCAACGAACTATCTCATCAGCAAATAACTTAACAATATCTTCCATCGCAATAGAATAATTATCCCAATCTGAAGGATTGTTAAGAGTGCAAAGATAAAAGATTGCTTTCGTTGATGAACTTATCTTGTTAAAGAAACGATACCATTGCTTATCATACGAATCAACAAACTGAAAATCTCTCCAATGCAATAATGGGGTGAGTAGGTCATATACATTGGAAAGATTGTATGCAAAATCCCTACTTATGTAAGAACAGTTTTTATTTAGCGTCAAACCGCAGCCCTCCCTGCCATCCCGATAGAAATCAAAAGCTATGGCTATTCCGTATGTCTTATGCTTTCGGAAATGATTGAAAAAATCATAAGCATAATCCGTTACCACTTCAACATTCCTCTTTCTCAGTTCAGAAGCCAAAGCCTTCTTGAACTCGTCAGAAGGCTTATCAAACCGCTTTGATGTTAAATAAACTATCTTACACATAAGATTACTGAACCTTTATACTTTTGACTTCATTATTACCAATAATTTCTTCCAAAGAATTTATTTCATCACGCAACGCTTGACGCTCCGTAATAAGAGTTTGGATATCATAAGGCATTTCAAATGTCTGGGATAGTGAAGCCTCATAACATTTGATAATCTTATAATCTGAATCCTCCAGTTCCTTTTTCAATTTCGCTATTTTATCGGTAACTCGGAAAGGGTCATTTTTCCGAACTTCCCATAACATAACTATCTTACCATCTTGTTCTTCATAATAAGGAACGACTTGGTCAGTATCATTTACAGAAGGCATACTGGTCATGACCAACTCTTTGTAAGAATTGATTTCTTCCATCCTCGTTGAATATTCATTTTCTATTTCAACAGTGGCGGCTAAAATCCTTTCTTCCTCAGCACTTTTCTTTTTCTTAGAATTTATTTTCTTTACTTTTTCCAAATCAATTCCTCGAAATTTCAGTCTATCAACCAGCGTTGCTTCCGCTTTATTTTTCTCATAGTCGTAATCAATTGCGTCAATTGAATACTTACTTAATATCTTAACTTTTTGAGACATATCTTTATTGATTTTGCTTGTTCATACACCAATAGTTTCCGTCAAATACAAAGAACAAAACAGCACCTCGTTCATTGAAAGAAACGCTATCCGCTCCAGTAGATGAATTTTTATTACGGATAATCTGTTTACCATTTCCGTTTATGACCAATCCATTAGGATTAACTTGTCTTATCCACAAGCATTGTCCTTTCTGTGGTTTAGAAGGAAGATTGAGAGTTAAATCACCATTTTGATTATAGCATGAATAGTAACACATAGCACTGCTTAATGTAGTACCGCTATCGTTATCATTCATTGTAGTAGTACGCAATACCAAACCAGCGGCACAAAGTCTTTCAATATACGCTCCATAAACCCATTCAGGGTATTGTCCCGAAAAACTATTGCTTGCGTAAGCGTGCATGCCAGCATGCCAATTATCCATTACATTAGGAAGTGTATTATCACCCCAACTACCTGAAGCAACAAACTGAGCACTTGATTCTCCGTTATACGGATAACCGCTTGTTTGTCCTACTCCACTTGCATAAATACCTCCTAAACCAATTCTCGCACTTCTATAATCAGAAGAGTTAGATGAACCTATGGAAATATTATTTTGACCACTAATACTAATATCTATATCAGCAACATCAGCTGACACTCCACCTGCTGATGTTCTATCTCCTTTCATTCGGATGGCACCATTTCTTAAATCAATCTCCATTCGTTTACCACGGCTTGTTTGCGAACTGGTTGAATAATCCGTTGCTTCCTTCTTAGATTGAATGTTACCATCCTTTATAACACCTATGTCGTTCAATATTCCTTGAAGTTTAGATATTGCCGTTTCAATGGTATCTCCTGGAGCACATTCGGGGATAGGATTACCGCCACTATCAGTAGCAGGTTCAAATTCAGACGATAGTGTTAAAGTGCCATAGATATTCTTTATCCAATACTGTAACTTCCTTAATGCTGAATCAACGGTATCATTATTATTAATGTATTGCCCAGTTTTAGCATCTGCAAAGTCAGTAGATACCCGAATACCAGTAGCGTACTTAAACTTGTTTACCCAACGCTGAAATTTGGCTACAATGTTAAGTAGAGTGTCGCCCTTCGCTACATCAATAGCCTCACCTGCGGTAGCAATAGATGGAAGTTTCTTACCGTATATTGCTTCATCAGAAGTTGCGTCAGTAAGGTTTTTTTGAGCATTTTGTATAATGCTTTGATTTTCCTTACCAACATTATTTATTGATGTTTCAAGTTGAGTCTTGTCGTTATCGTATGTATCCTTAGAAACAACGCCACCTTTCTTATCTAAAACATTCTTCAATTCATTTGAGAAACTGAAGAAAAATCCGCCATTCCAAGTTATGGAGTTTCCAGTAACCTTAGATAAGAAAGAAGAAAGTTTGTACTTAGCAAGGCTCCAAATGTTATTTCTCCTAACCTTACCAAAAACATAATCGTCAGCAGTGTAGTCTGGAGTGTATTCGTTGAATTGAAATACAAGTTTCTTGTTTACTTCATCGAATACTCCTACTACATCGTCAATGGAAAGGTTAGAAGATGTAACATGATATTGAATGTTAGTTCCCAAATCGTCTATGAGAATGTTACCTATGGCATCGCTGTACTGAACCTTAGTAGATGTAACGGCCAAAGCCAACGCATTGCTTCTATCTGTAATTTGGAACCACTCACCTACAGACAGTCCTGTGTTCTTGGCCATATTTACCAATTCAGAATATGTTATTGCTGAAATGATGTTTTGGTCAAGAACTACCCATTGCTGCAAAGTAGGGTCATATACCTTATGTCGTTTCTGACTCGGTGTGTTATCGTACCAAATCAGAACTATGTTTGAAGGTGGGGTGTTACCAATATGTACACCCGACACCTGACCTAAATTCTTTGTATTACCTGCCATGGTTATCTTGAATATAAATAAGAAGTCCTTTTACTCCAAGCAGAAACAAAGTCCATTGTACCTTGAGCATACTCTCTTTTGGTAACAGTGCCGTCTTTTGTTTCTCTCATTATTCTCCACCCTTCTTCGTCTTCAGAAACACCTATCGGAGCCCATCCGTAATATTTAACACTATCCGATGCCTCATCAACGAAAGGTGCAGGAAGATACTCATTGAATGTACGCACTATCGGCGCATCTGTTTTTACGCTATTCATATTCTTCTTGTTTTAGAAAGTTATCAAATGCTTTAACAAATTCTTCTCTCAATCCTCCCTTATTTGCCTCATCTTCGTCTGCTTCTTCAGCATACAAATCAAACGGATTTTGTTCACCTTCTTCTCCCTCGTTAGGATTAAAACCACTACCCATTTGTGCTTGCTGTTGAGCCATTGCTTGAGTATTTTTGTTTTGTAAGAAGGCTGAGTTATTAGGAGCGTCACCACCCTCCAAAGGTTTCATTTCATACTTCTCACGTGCCTCATTAACAGTCATGAAACTATTGACCTTATCAATATCCATCTTCAATTCTTCCTCAATAGTCAATCCGTTCAATCCTACGAACACAAGTTCAAAATCGGGATTTATTTGTTCAATGATATATTTGTTCAATTTCCTTTGAAGGAATTTCAAAAACGGATAAAGCCCTTTATCTTTGGAATGTTTCAAGCGTTGTTCTTGACTTCCCTCGAACAATCCTCCATTTCCGTTAGAACGGCTAATGTCCCAACCGATTTCAGATGGGTCAATAGAATAAACTGCACACGCTATCTTGATAAGATATTCCATCCAAGAACTATACTCCATATCTCGGTTGTTCTTCTGAAGGTCTATCCAATCTACATCTGCTTCCACTACGGGTGTTTTCCATGCCTGCATCACACCCGTAATCATTGATTGCCACTGCTGCTTAAACTGCTGAAGGGCTGCTTCGTTATTACTTCCCTTTATTCTCAGCAATCCCTTTGGGGCTGAACCCTGACTGAAAAACCGTCTATTGTATTCATCACCCCAAAGCATAGAAGTTACAACATTTATAAGTTCTTCCAATTCAGAACAACCGTATCCATTAGCCCATATGGAAGTAGAAGGATTGCGAATACCAAAACATAATTCCCAAGGATAAAATTCATTTACCTTCATGTTCTGATACACTTGGACATATGCGGGATAATAACCATACACCTTTGGTCCAAAATCATTCCTATTCTTCCAAACATTCGCCCCTTGACGCTGAAAGAAAACATTATCATAATCTCTATCGAAAAATGAATCAGACATTCGGAAAGTCGCTGCATCAGTAGCAATAAAACTTTCCAACTGTCCTCTCCTATTCCTGATACACTCAAATGTCATCTGGTCATAAGTCAAAGAGTCATCCACAAGTTTCCTTATGAATGTATCAAAATCGTCATAGCCCCACTGACTGGTATTACCGCCTTTTAAGATAAATTCAGTGATAGCAAATGCTATCTTTTTGTCTTTGTTATCCATCTTCTGCTCAATACCGCCCTTTGGTTTCTTTCGTATAACAAAGCCCGTGGAATATTTATTCTCTTGAGGTTCAGCAAAATCTGCTACTTGATTTTTTCTCGTTTTTATGATTGAATTGATAATAGGTGTCTTAGCCATTCTCTTCAATGTTGTGTAAGTGAGAGAAAATGGCTTATCCTTGTACCCTAAATTAGAATTGAATTCTAATGGGTCAATGAAAAATGCCTTTGGGTTTTGCTCAACCTTGGGCTGTATTTTTTGAACCATTTGAGCAGCCTTTACCATATCCTCTGGTGATTCAGAGCGTAATGCTTTCTCAAGTGTTCTAAACTTTTTGGCCTTCAGTTTCGCTTCAGCAAGAGCAATGGCATCCAATTGTTTAGAATATGAACTCATATTTTACGATTAAAATCAATTTTACTTTGAAATTAACTATAACTGATAAATGTGTGAACAAATAAAAAGGGGAACATTTTTCAATGCTCCCCCAAATACAAAAGAAGTTCTCAATCAGTCATCTTCTTCTTCATCTTCTTCTTGAATGTCTCCAAGAACGACTGGAGTGTTGTTACCCTCGTACCGATGAACCGTGTACTTGTCTTGATTATCGGTTGCCCAATTCCAAATCTCGGTTTCAGAAACAACCGTACCTTCTTTCCACGGCAGTACACCCTCAAACTCCGTACCCTTAACACCAGTAAATTGCATTAAAGTGAAATTCTCAATTTCACCGTCCACTGCGCTACACCGAAGTCGGCAGTGTGCATCAGATGTTTTGTTTATAACTACAATATCAATCATATTCTTGTATTTTAAGAAATTACTACCTCTCTTGTTACTGAATCAGTACCCATAGTGATTTTTATCGTCCAAGTTCCCTTCGGATTTTCTGCACCTAAATCTACCTTACAATCGAACATAAGGCTATCATATTCTGTAAGCGTCATTTTAGTACCACTTACCTCTCCGAAGTCAGCAGCATTTCCTATAAATGAACAAGGCTCTCCGTTATGGCTTATCTCTATGTCAAACGGTGTTTCTTTAACCGATTTTCTTACATAAAACCTCAACCAAGGCAAATACGGCTCTGATTCTTTGAAAGGATATTTCTTTGCATAATCCTTTCCAGCATAATTTTTGTAAGAAGTTTCATCAACAATAGCATAAAGCCCTGCTTCCAAAATCTTAGGCATTGCTGCGGCTACGCTCTCAATCTTTGTGTCTTGAGAAAGAACATTAACATCAATTCCTGCTGAAGCGTTATCCGCCAAGAATTGAGAAATTTCATACAGACTGGTTACAGTACCTACTCGGAACGGGATTGATAAACCGTCAATATTGCCAGTAACCGTCATAATTGTAAAACGGCTTTGATAATCTAATGTATCTGAGTCAGTTTGTAGAACTATCCTCTGAGATTCATCAGATGTTTTCTTAATGACTATATCTTTCATGTTTTTATGAATTTAATAACGGTTTATCTATAACTGTCCAACTTGCTTTCTATCTTTTGCGTAACCATACTATCAAATAAAATATACTTGACGCCAAAGACTTCATGCATAACTATTGCTTCATCCAAATACTCATACAAAACCGTATTGTCGTCAAATGAGGTTATCTCTATCCCGTCACCCCTCGTTATATCCTCCACCAGTTTGTTAAAAGCATCTAATGAATTAGCATCCGTCATTTGCTCAGCTGAAAGATACTTCAGATTGTTTGCCGAAGTATCTAATTCAGTAGCCATAAGTTGTAAGTCAATGTCCAAAGGCTCTTTGAGACATTTTATTTTCTTAGAAATAGGCATAATTTTATAGCGTTCTTTGAACCAAAAATACTAAATTCCAATTTTGTTTCACATCCCTTTCCATTTCCTGAATATCAAATCCGTGTTTTTTGAGATGTTTCTTGAGAGCATTGAAACGCTTAAACCCATTCTTCAAATCCATATTCATATCGAAATTGTACTCAAAGATAATTTGGTCAACGCTTCCGAAGTCAGTACAATTGATAAGCACTTCCCATTCTGACCCCTCTATATCAACCTTCATCTTGGTAGGCTTATACTTCTTCATAACATCGTTGATATTTACACACTCAACTGGAACTCTCTTGCGATTATGTTTAACCAAGAATGAGTAGTAATACGGTGCTTTACCCAGATAGAAGTCGCGGACTTTATCGTCATTACCAACTACTGCTTGTTTGTGGGCAATTATATTCTTTGCTTCGTTGTCTTCTATATTAGTAGATAGAAATTCATAGTTCACATCTTCAGGCTCATATACAATGACCTTTTTGACCTTATCAAAGATGTCTAATGTGAAAGCCCCGATATTTCCACCTAAATCCAAAACTACATCTTTCTTGGTAAGTTTCAAACCTCCCAAGCCTACTGAACGGTGAGTGTACTCACTGCCTCGGAATACCGCATCCACGATATGTTTTTCAGTAGGAAGATTGGAACGCCATTTCAAAGTCTTTCCTTCTTTCTCTGCTACTGCAAGAGTGAAATCACTTTGAACCTCTCGGAACTCGGAAAGTCTTTTCACCTGAGCAATTACCTTGCTTTGTTTACAAAACCTTTCAAATTCATCGAAAGATACGCCCAATAATGTAGGAGTGCTTTTGAAATTGACTTCAAAGCCTTGTGACTTGCTTCTCAATTTTTCTCTTTCTTCAGGCTCCTTAACAAGATTTATTGAAATATCAAACACCCCTCCCTTCTTTTCTCTCACACTGAAAGCAAGAAGATTTTGTAAAAGAATTTGGGTTGTAGTTTTCTTTTCTACAACCTCAAATCCCTTTTTCTCAAAAAAGTCTTTTAATTCTTTGTCCATATTATTTTGATATAATAGATTTACTCTTTGGAACGAACTTTGAACGCTGTTTACCCTCGCCAATTATCATCTTCCAATATTTCTGAAATTCACATAACCACATCTCAATTTGATGAAGAGTTATTCCATGATAAATCGGGTCATCGTTCAATTCACCTTCTTCCCATTCTTGTTTTGTGAACAAATAATATTCACCCCTCGCTTTATCCCAAGCAAGATACGGGAACGGCTCACCCTTCTCCTTTCCTATCTTATCCAGCATTTCATCAGCCATATCCCTTAACCAGTATATGGCTTGTTTCTGCTCTCGTATTGTTTTCAGGCTCGGATAAATTAACCGTATTCCGATAGAAGCACCTGGCCCTACATTAGTGAAGTCGTTTTGGTCAAACTTCATAAATTTCCTATTCGTGTATCTCGGAATGTAAGTGAAGTCCTGATAAAACTCATGAGCAATAAAATCCGCCACAGCAGGCAGTGTTTTAAGATAACTGATAATATTTTCTGGTGTCTTAGCGGACATCACTGTAGCAATGAGTTTATTCATGTTTTTATGGAGCGTTGGCACAACCACTCTTGTATAACAATAATCCCTCGGCATCCCAGGTGTTGCTTGAGAATTAATAAGATAAGCAGTGGTATAAGGATTTTGACCTGAACTCCGTATTCCTGCAATAAAACGGCTGAATTCATCTTCATCGTATTCATCATAATCAGGAATACCGTTGCGCCATTTCTTAGCACTTATAAGTTCATCATGCGATTGCGCTTGTTTCAACCCTGATTTTGTTTGGGCTCCAAAAAGACTGGGTTGAACGCTTTTACCCTTCGGCTCAAATGTGAATGTTTCGGGATTGTTGAAGAAACGGAACACCATAAGTTTCCAAATAAGGTTTTTCAGAGACAAACCGTCATCAAGAAGAATGTTCTTGATTTGCCATTGGCTATTTCTATCCAATTCCCGATAGACATTGGTAAACTTTGATTCTTGGAAAATCTTATTATCTGTCCAAGGTCTTTCCTTCTTATCAATAAACCTCCGTTTCCAAATCATTTGACGCTCATACATAGTCTCAAAGAATAACTTCAAATGAGGCTCGTAAACTTCCAAATTTTCATCAGGCAACTTATCATGCCACGCTGCATTTTCAAACATAACTTAATTCTTTTTGCTATTTATTCTCATTATAAATTCTCTTTTTGCTTCCAAATTACCTCTTGACATAAGTTTTACCAATGTCTTCTTCGGTATCTTTCGGAAAGGTCTATGAGGTGCTGTAATTAACTTTGTTTCCCTAACATCAAAGTTACACATATTTCCATTAGTCTTAGGTTTTCCGCACATATAAACAGACATAAGCGGACAATACCAATTACCATGAAAACTATGTACCTCAAATAACTTATCACCCCAAACATATTCATCTTTCACAATATCTCCGTGTTTGAAATACTTCCAAACTTTGGGGTCAGTGTTTATTATTCCCATATTAAATCAACTTTATAAGAATAACTATGTAAAAGAAAAAGGAGCGACTTCAAAGCTGCTCCTTTCTCATCTTAACAGTTTAATCATAAAAATCTTGAACCTAAAACTTCAAAGAAAGAACTTGTCTTGGTGAAAGTTCATAAGTCGTACCATCGTTCAGTTCCTTGAGAATTTCGCAAGCCTTGATATCAACTTTAATATTGCATATTGCTCGTACAATGTCATTGTAACATCTACGACAATCTGCTTCTTCCTTAGAAGTAGGACAATTAACTTTCGCTTTCTTTTCCTCAGCATCTGAATAAGAAAGTGAACCTGCTACATCTTCTTTATCTGGGTTGAAGTATGTTTCTTCCCAATCATAAACTTTATATCCAACATCCATCTTGACATCAGAAGTCCACCATGGGTCAACATCCTTAGTAGGAGCACCGCCGCACTCTTTGAGTTTCTCGGTTGCTTCATTTTCTTTAACAGCCAAAATTGGCGGTCAATTCGGGAAGAATAACATCATCAACCTGCTTCTTGATTTCCTTACCAGTTTTCGATACTTTGATTTCACTCTGATAGGATAAAGCATTCATGATGTCGGATTTCTCCATGTCTGCTTCTTTTGCTGCAGCGTCAAAGGGATTTTCATCAATGTCTTCACCCTTTTGGATAGCAGAGTCATCTGCCATTACCTCCTTGATGTTTGAAAATCCTCCATATATTCGACTAACCTGCGCTGCTCTCGCTCCTTTGATTGCCTTTTCGATTTCGTTCATAGTCTTATTCCTTGATGTATTTGTTATACAAAACATGAGCAATCCAGCCTACTACGATACCGACAGCTACTACAACTACATTAACCACCGATGTCCAAACTGGAGCAAAGTGAAGATAAAGGATAACTCCAATAATCACCACAGCAACTATTGCCGCAATAATCAGTTTCTTTTTTGTTCTTGTGTCCATAATCTTAACTATTTTATTATCATACCATAGAAATTTTCCAATGTATATTCTCCTTTATAACTGTAATTATTTTTTTGATTGTTAACATCGTCTAACATGTTTTCAAGCAAACTTCTACCATTGGCTGTGCGATAATCAGTATTATTGTAAACTGAAAGATTCAACCATGTCATCTTTAAGTTAAACAAAACCTTTCCTAACACTTCCTCATAAGGTATTTTTGAAAAATCTGAAAAGCGTGAAGTAATCCATTGAGCCATAGGAACTAAATCTACATTCTTCGGCTCGTCATATGGAGAAATGAAACTTATGAATTTTTCAAATGCTTTGTCGCCAAATCCCTTTTTAATCTTCGGAATATTGTCGGATGTATCTCCCATTATGACTTTATAAAGCAATACTTCAAATGGTTTTGTAGGAACGACCGAAACATCAGTATCAAGATAATCATTCCAAAACACCTCCCTTTCAGGGATACAATACATTTTAAGATTTTTGGAATTGTTATTAAACAAAGAAACATTCTTGTTCATTATTTGCCGAATATCTGAATCACCCGTTATGATTACCAGTTCTTCGTCCAAACAATAACCGAAGTACAACGCCCATACATACAAAAGGTCATCCCCCTCTGCTCCACTCACTCTACTGACTATCAAACCTTTCTTCCTTAGAAGGGATTCAAACATATCTAAAACAGTCAGAAAATGCTTGTAATATGGCTCTCTGACCCTCGTCAGCGAATACTTATAATCATCATAAAGATTATACCGCCAAGAATGACTATCTATGACAAATGCTACTCGCTTTATGTCTTTGAATTTAGACAGAGCAAAGCACATATCAATTATGCACTTCCTTATAAGGACTTGTTGTTTTTCCTTATCTTGCAAAACCTTTTCCATATCCTCCCCCTTATAATAAGTAGAGAAAATGGAGAATGATTTATGGTAAAGATAGTTACCGTCAAATAATATGTTCATGATTCAAATTTTCTTTAATAAACTATGGGAGTTGAACCCTGAGGAACAACTCCCATAGAACAAAGTATATATGGAAACAAAACTACTTTAACAGTTTCACATTACTTGCTTGAGCCTTTCCTCCCGATATTGGTCTATGAATATCAGTATTCTTTCCATCCTTGAATCCATAGGCTCTTGCTGAATCATAATTCTCTTTCTTCGCTCTACCCTTACCAACACGATACTTATTGTTGATATACTCTGTTATTGCGGCATCATTACGAACTACAAGTGCAGTAACCTTAGTACCAAAATCAATATCCTCTTTCTTATCTCGGTCACTTTCCTCTTTCAGTTTAGCGTCCAGCCCAGCAGCGCAGCCCATTAGATAACTTCTTTGGTACTTATCCATACTTATAGGCTTCATAGCATACTCCATGGTTTCTTTGTACTCTTTGAAACGCTTTTTAGAAAATTCAACAAATCTCTCTGAAAGCATATCTCGGAGCCACTTCACCATTTCCATGTTCTCCTTCTTTCCGAAGATAATCAACCGCTTGTAAGTACCGCCTACCTGAAAGCACTTGCAGAAATTCCACTTACAAATTACATACAGTAAACGGAACTCCCAATCACCACCTATACTCTTGTATGTATATCCGCTTACCTTCTCTTCCAAAATCTCATCTTTGCTCTTTTCTTCGCTTTTGTTCACCTCATCCATAGTAAGGTTATATTGAGCAAGGAGTTTTTGGATAGCAGCGGCAGCAGCCATTGCTTCTCCTTCGGAGTTTATTTTCTTTGCTCCTTCATACAAGTTCTGAAGTTTTCTCAGTTTTTTCAATACGCTGTCTAATTCCATGACTTTTACAATTTTAATTTACGATTTATATTTACAATTCTGAAGCGAAGGTACGAACTATTTTCCAAACGGCAAAATAAAAAGGAGAAAATTTTTGGAAAATTTCTCCTTTTAACTAATTTTGGGCAAATTATTCTGTTTCTTCACCCTCATTTGCATATCCGCAATCCAATTTTAAGTTGCCTACATCAATTCCTCCTCCGCTACCTTCAAACATTTCATTTAACAAATTAGTCAAAGGCTCGGAGTATTCATCCACTTGATTATCTGATGAAAAAAACGGCTTGTTTCATCATCTTTATAAATTCCTGTGTTTGCTTCTGAGTTATCATGATTATAAAAGTTTTTTTCAACTTTTATAACTGTACGAATAAAGAAAGGAGTAACTTCTCAGCCACTCCTTTCAAAATAATCTATGCGTAACAAAATTAAATGTTCAATATTAAATTATCCTCTTCCGCCAGTTTAGCAAGTTTCTCCTCAGTAGGCATCCAACCACAAACAAAAATTATCTTATACCCTTGAGCCAAGGCTGCTTTATGCCAAGCATTCGTTAGTGCCTTGAATCTCTTATCGTGCATATAAAGTTCATAATCCGATACGGATATTTCCCACCAAGTATGAGTCATTGGCACATTTCCTGTTTTATAGGCATAAGCAATAACACCATCTTGTAAACTCTCAATCTTTTTGAGAATGTTTAATATGAATTTTTCTATTTTCATCGTAATTCACAAGCACCGCCTGAACATCCCATTGCAGCCATATCTCCCGAAAAGAAATTATCACGATTGCTCATTATCTCGTTGAAATCTATATCATGGCTTTCAATGTACTTCTTTATAGCGGCAAACTCTTTTTTGGTTTCTTCAGATGTTAAACGCTGGAATGGAGCATTATCATAAATTTGGTCACCTAATTTAGGCAACAAACTTACACCAGTAAATAGATAATCATTGGTAAACAAAACAGCCGCAACCTCATCCCACTCATCATCACGCACTTCTACAGTAGCGGATATATTATTTGAAATTGCTTTCTTGTCAAGACTTCCTTTGTTTATCCAATAGTGTTTTACCATACCGATAAACTTCAAATGTTCAACGGCTGTAACGCTATCTTTACAAACTACATGTCCGCTGTTTACTTCAATAGGGAAACTTATCACCGCTTCATCACCCCTTAAAACCTTAACCATTGGAGTATCTTTCAAAGCAATATACTCTGGACTGTATGTTTTGATACGAACACGGCGCAAATATTTACTTGCATGTGCTGGATGAATACCGCTACAATACAATCCAAGAATTGATGAAGCGTTTCCGCTCGGTTTAATCGTGGTACAAGTACGACTTCTATTGATACCGAACTTGTTTGCCCATTTCAAGTTTTCTTCCGCCACTATTCTCGCACCTTCTTTCAGGACTTCGCCATGGAGGAAAGGATTGGCATATATGCCTGTAATGCTCACTCCAATAGCCCTATCACGCTCGGCTATCTTTCGGGAAGCAGAAGAAATGTATTTGAAGTCGGTGTATAAAGATTGAACAGTTGCTACGAAAGATGCTATGCGACAAGCGTCAAAAAATTCTTCAACCTCTCTTACTCTCTCGGCATTTATTTCAACAAGATTACAAAAAGCAAAACCGCTTTGACCGTCAATGCTCGGCTTCATCACTATTTCTCCGCATGGATTGACGGTATAACTATAATCTGAAACATTGACTACACCTGGCTCTCCAAATTGTCGTATGACCTGAAGTTTTTCCTTCATTTCCTTGTAAGACAACCTATCCTCTTTGCTGGTAAGGATAGAATTGTTTGCCATCGCTCTTTGCGGATTTTCTGTCCACCAACTTCCAGTCTTAGCCATCAGCATCAAGTCATCGTCTTTATCGAACAACGCTATCATTGCTGACCTTCTCACTCCTCCACTTACAACGCTGCTGGCTATGAAGCAAATTATATCGTGTATTTCTATGCTGGTAAGTTTACGACCTTGAGCACCAAGCATAACCTTCTTTATGTTCTCATGAGCCTTTATCAAAGGTTCAGGGCCAGGCGCAATAAATTTACCATCAATCAACGCTCCCTCTGGGCGAATGGCGGTGAAATCCATGCGGGTATCTCTACCCTCAAACATATTCTCCATTAACCATTTTATGGAATCAGCCCAACCCTCAATGCTGTCTTCTACTTTGTAGTAAACCCATTCATCAGTTTTTTCCTTAACCACGGGCAATTTATTAATATACTCCTTATGTAAGGAATATCCTACGCCACATCCGCAAAGTAGAAGATACATTATTTCACTGAATGCTTCGATACGGTCTATATAAGTAGAACAACAATTATAAAGTTTTGCCTCATGCTTCAAAATACCGCTTGTTTTTACTGGTGATGCAAACTGTCTCCCACGCTGCGAAGAAAGAATTTTCTTATCATTCTCCATCGCCATAGCCTTATGTATCATTTCTTGTACGCCAATATTCCAAAGTCCAAGTTTATTCAACTTCACTCCGTGCATAGAATATATGCGTTCAATTGTTTCATGCCAGTGCTCCAGCCTACCTTCGGAATTTCGTTGAGAATATTTAGACAAGAACACATAATCGGCTAACAAATCAATTCCGTTACATTTCATCTTTGTCAATAGTTTTTAATTTTTCTTTCAATAATTTCAAATGAACAACCTCATCGGCTAACAACTTAGCAAGTAATTGTAATGCTATTTTGATAGTTGTTGTCTCGTCAAGTTTTAGTAACTTTTCTTCCAATTTCTCATAGAAGTCAATTGTCTTTTCTTCCGCTCCTATTGCTAAACGGAGTGCTTCATCAGAAGTCTTACCAATAGTAACTCCTGAATTATTAAACTTTTGGTCAATCTTACCTCCTATCTTTCTGATAAAATCAGCTAACTTATCGTAATGCTTCATTTCAGTGATAGCAATGCCCAATAGCAACTCCCCTATCTCGTCAAATGTAGCCTCCTGAGTAGTGTACATATGAATGGCTGTAAGTTCAGAGAAGTCATTGGTACCATTGAAAATGGGGTACAACCATTCGGCTATAACCCCATCATCACTTTTAGCCTTATCGAAACTCGGATATTCAACCGTTGGGTCAGAATAACGCATAACATTAACCAAAGCGTCAGTTAAATCGTCAACCTGATTTTTGGTCAAAGGTTTCTTTATAGCAAAATTTTTCATGTTACTTAGTTCCTGTGTGACCAAATCCACCTTCACCTCTCTCGGAATCACGGGTGAATTCTTCTACTTTATTAAAATTTGCTTGGAACAAACCACCTGCTCCATTGAATACAATCTGAGCAAGTCGCTCTCCTTTATAAACAACAAAATCGCTATCGCCGCAATTTTGTATCACTATACCAATTTCACCTTGATAGTCGGCATCAATTGTTCCTATTACAGCAATTATGCCTTTCTTCAAACTCAAACCACTTCTCGGTCTAATTTGCCCTTCAGCATCCTCAGGCAATTCCATTCGTATTCCAGTCGGAATCAATTTTATTCCTCCTTTGGGAATAACAATTCCACTATCATTGGCTGAGTAAAGGTCTGCACCCGAAGATAGTGGAGTTGCATATGAAGGCATTGTAGCATGTTCCGAAAGGATAATGTTCACTTGTCTTTTGTTCATACGGATTTATTTTTGATAAAAAGATTTGTTGAGATACCAAGACTCGAACTCGGACTAACAGAACCAAAATCTGCTGTGCTACCATTACACCATATCTCAATCACTTCGTATATTATAACTCTGGAAATTAATCCAGGAAAGTATATTTGAATCCAGTAGTTATCAGATTAGCACCCAATTTAGCCAGCCAAAAAGACGAACTAATATCATCATGCTCTCCGACACTCTCCAATCCTTTATCAGTGAACGCTACCGAACCAAGGTCAGAGAAAATAAGGTCTTTCACATCTTGCGAATACTTATCACCGATAGGAATGTGTATCTTTCCTCGTTCAAAGTCAATAGCAAGTCCTGGCCATCCTGTCTTCAAATCGTACTTATCTATTCCAGTAGTATGTCCTATAACTGGCAGCCCCTGCTTATCACTCTCTTGTACGAAAATCTGCTGGAAAGTGTTCTGTTCAAGTATCATGGTATCAGGTCTAAACCTCACATTAATCCCTTTCAATACTTGCATTTGTTCGTGGAAAGTCTTTCCCTTATCCCGATAGAAATGTAATAACCAACGCTCTCCAGTTTCATCATCAACCCCCCAAACGGTAAACACGGTGTAGTCGGTACCAACATTAGCAGAAATAGCAAAGTCACATCCAACGACAACTTTATTAAACTTAATCGGAAAATCATCCCTATTGCGCACAAGAACATAGTTTTCCATACGAACCAAAGAACGCTCCAAAACCTTGAGCGGAAAGATGGAACTTTCATTGGTAATTGGACGACAAAGATTTTCCCTACTGAAGATGATATTACCCTGCGTTGTCCTCTTATCCATTAGGTCAAAGAAACTCCAACGCTGTGGCCAAAGAATACGACCATCAGGGAAAATAGCAGGATATTCAATTACAAACCAGCCATTCTTACTCTTAGTTACAAAGATACTTTTGCTTTTCAAATCTCCGTATAAATCAGAAGCATGGAAAGGAGTACCAACAACAATTATCTGTCCACCTGGGACAAGCATATTCATAATTACGGAATGAAAATAGTCAATGCTTTTCTGCCTTTGTAATTGACTGTAAATAACATTATCCTTTAATCCGTCATCTACTACTATCCAGTAAGGGTGAGCACCTCGTACTGATGACCCAAAGCCCTTACAAGTCAATCTCGCTCCATTCTTACATACGATATTAGTACTGGCCCACGCTCCGCTATTCTTTGACTCTGGAAACAGACGGTCTTTGAGTATGTCGTTGCTTTCGATAGTTCCCTTCAAAATCTCCATAAGGTCAACAGACTGCTGGAGTGAGAAACTAAACAAATATCCACGATTAGAATTTGATTTTGTAGGTCTTGCTGAAAATATGCTTCCTTTCGGTTTAGCATACTTATACAATTGCCAAGCCGCATAAGCATTTGAAAAGTAGAAAGACTTTCCATGGTCACGGGCTGCTTCTATACACAATTTGTTATGCCGTTGAACTAAATCCCCCCACTCCAAATGGTGCCACGATAATTGAAAATCAGGCAATACCGAAGTGATGAAATAAGTAAGATTTTTACAACGGAATATTTCTTCAATAGATTGCGACAATCTATCGGTGTATTTGGGGGCAAAGTCAATATTAGGATTTCCCGTGTACAAGACTTGATATGTATCATTGAGGATATTATCCAACACCCAATCCAAATCTCCATCTGAGCCTTGCATAAGTTCTAATATCCCCTTATCATCCATGCCGTCAATAATCTCATCAACGACAGCAAGACACTCTGCCCTATGTAATGGGGACTGTATAAGAGTTGTTAAAACCTCGCTATTATAATTTGATTCAACTTCCGTTACCATATCATGTTATTTTACGACAAAAGGCTAACAAGGTTGTTTGTTAGCCTAAATCACATAATGATATCAATTCTCAATATTCGATTGTTTCATTGATAGCATCTTGTAGTTTCTTGAGCATTTCTTCTTTCTGTTCCTTGGTCAAAGAGTCATCTGTTTCAACTGCTTTCTTATACCGAAGTATATCACCGTTCATAGCCTTACACATTGAAACGATTTCTGTCTTGATAGTTTCTCTTTGAGCATTACGGCTGAAAATGAGTTTGAATTCAAAATCTCCCCTTGTAAACTCAAGCATACCGAAAATCTTCAAAGTCATAAGAACATCCGCAGCCTGACGGTGTGAAAGTTTGGTTTTGCGAGTTATCATTGTCCTCGTGAAGACATACTTATCAGCATCTTCAATTTTCGCTCCTCCAGTAAGGATAGCATACAAGGCTACAAGATTTTTCTCAGTTCTCAAACGGTTGGAAGTATTCTCCAAGAATTGACCCACTGCCTCTCGGTTTGTATCTTCTGTTTTGCTGGTAAGGTAGTCGGTGATTACTCTATCTTCCAAAACCACTACCTCAACACCTCTTTCCTTAGCAGCCTCAATCGCTTTCTTTGAAACTTCAGGCTCCAAACAAGCCATGATTAGAACTGACTCTTCAGGTTTTAATGGTTTCTTAGGCTCCTGAGTACTTTCCGTGTTCTTCTTAGTAGAACGCTTAGCAGGTGCCTCCCCAGCAGCCCTCGCTGCTTCCATTTCCGCTTTCGTTCTCCGTTTCTTCTTCGGAGTAACATCATTTACTTGTTCTGACATATACAATTCGTTTTTACAATTTATAACAATTCTAATTTACCTAACGCCACATTTGAATTCAAAGAACTCTGAACCTCTTGGTCTATCTCCTGAAGCATCCGAAACTCCATCACCCCTCTTGGCTCGGAGTTTTTTCATATACCAACGCAAAAGGTCAGCCGTTGCTTCGACATCGTTCATCGCTCCGTGGGCATCCGTTAGTTTTATTTTAGCACGCTCACAAGACGCACCCAAATTCAACTTTTCCTCTCCGTTTATTCCCCACGCCAATTTTGCTAAAGCAAATGTATCTATGAAATTCGGATACATCCACTCAGTAATATCTTCTTTACCTATAAAAGACAAAGCGAAATTCAAGAAACGAATATCAAAAGGAACATTATGACCAACTGGAACTAACCGCCCCATTTCTCTTTTCTTGGTCTTTATACGATGAGTTTCCCAAAATTCAGTAGCAGTAGCAACAAAGCCCTTAACAGGCATACCCTTATTGATATCAGACATAGTAACCATAGTATGTTCTATGGCTTGTTTCTCTATGACTAAATCTCCATAAGGCTTTACAAATGTTTCCCAACGGTCTATTTCTTTCAAAGTCCTACCGTCAAGAACTACAGCAGCGTATTGGGTGATTGGATTTTTTGTCTCATCCAAACCTCCCGTTTCGCAGTCGAATACTATGTAATTACTCTTTATCATACTTATCAATTAAAGCCGCATTATTCTTAACTTTGAACAACACGGCTTTCTATCGAATAACACATGCTACTTATTCTCATGTGCTTGCTCTCCGTCTTTTTCTTCCTTTTCGGTTTCCTCTACTGAAGTTTCAGTTTCTTCTTTGCTACCAGCATGCATTTTCTTGTAAATCGGACAATCGGTTTCCTCGCAGTTCTCACAATCAGGTGAAGTTCCGTTGATGACAAGCATAGCCGTATGGTCACTGCCTTCTTTACCTTTATCGTAACCCACCGACATACGCTTTGTCGCTACTTCCTTTGCAATATTCTCAATGACTTGTTCGACAATCTTGTCAACTTCCTCTTTCGTATATCGCTGAGAAGTTACTCCAAGGATGTATTCCACCCTCTGCATTACTTGGCTCACCGCAACGGCTCCATTGATATTACCTCTTCTGCGGTAGGTGTGATTAGAGAACCACAGAGCGTTCCAAATAATAATCCTTTCTCTCTTGTTGAGCAACATGCTCAGAATAAATTTCTTGAATCTTTTCATTTTGTTTTTATTTTTGTTAATAAATCGAAACTTTCCCAACCTTCAGTATATTTCAAAGTAAACTTGCCATTTTCATCCTTGCGATATATAACCACATATCTTTCACGGAACCAATTGGGGTCATTATTAGGTTTTACAAATTGAAACTGGTCATCGTACTTTGTATTCCTTTGCTGTTCTTCAAAAGGAGCGACTTTTACAATTTCCCCCTTCCGATACGGCTTGAGAAGATGTTTGTTCCAAGAACGCTTCTCAGGAATATCATTCACAATAAGGAACTTTGGTAACTTATCTTTGTTTGTTATCGCTTTCATACATTTATTTGTTAAACATAATTATAAACTTTGCTATTGTAAAAAGAACCAGAGAAAGTAGAATTTTCTAACAATCTCTGGTTCACGAAAGGAAGGTGTTGATTACTTTTTACCCTTTTTGCTTGCGGCTTTCGGCTGAATCACCTTCTTTATAGAAGTTGTGGGTGTAAATTTGAGAGTATGGCTCTCAGGAACATCCAAAGGCTTTTTGGTGAGAGGATTGATGCCCTTGCGAGCAGGATTGACTTTCTGTTTGAACTTGCCAAGCAAAGGAAGATTTACCTCACCACCCTCTTCCACGCAAGTCTTTACGATAATAGGCTGCATTGCGTCAATCACCTTGTTTACTTCTGTCTGGGTCATACCAGTTTCCTTAGCCACTGCGGCTACCAATTCGTACTTTTTCATTGTCGTTTACAATTAAATTTAACAAATGTAACATTACTATACCTGCTTACTAAATGTTTATGACGCTCAACCCCTCTGATTCCAGTATTGTCATCAATTTTTTCCATTTCTCATCCCTTACTTCTTCTGTGGAATACCATAAGGAAACATCGGTCTTTCTAACAAATTGACCAGGCTCAAGCCCTTTATTTATGGTTATTCCGAACTCCCAATGGGCTGTTGGCTTCTCTACAAACCTCATATCCTTTTCAATGGTATGGAGGTCATAAGCGGATATTACAATACCATCATCTGAAAAGTGAATAACAGTTTTCTTCAACCTCTTTTGCTCTTCACCACCGCTATCTTCTGAGGTGTCGTCATCTTCTTCATCGTCATAGTCCTTGGCGGATTTGACCGTTGTCTTCATCTTCCTACTTTGGAACTTCAGTTTACCGCTTTCCTCAGGAATTTGACTCACTCGCACCTTCGTCATAGTCTTTCAAAAGTTTGAGGATTAGCATACACCGTCCATGGGGAAGCATTAGTTTCAGCAATGAATACAACTCCTTCGTGTGTAAGACGGACTACCGAACCAACCGAAAAATCGGAAGTGTGATAATCATCGTCAATAATCTTTGTTTGCGGGTCAACCCCCTTCGGAAAGAATGATTCATTTTTCCAACCTTCCTCGTCACACGACATATTATCAGGATGGACATCCAAACAAACAACTTCCTCAAATGAGCACCCAAGTTCTTCGGATATTAAATCATGATAATCTACTAAACTTGGATGTTCCTTTTCCAATTCCATAGCAAATTTCTTTGCTTCTTCGTTTACTTTTAGTTTCATCATAATAAATCTTCTTGTTTTAATTCTTTTATAACATTTCTCTGTGCAATAATAAACTCTGAAATCAAATCAAACGCATCATCAGAAATAATCTTGATGTTTGAGAAATTAAAATCCCAGTAGTAGGTTTCTACCTCACTATCCACTCCAAGCATATTGTAGTTCATCTTATGTCTTCGGAGCGGCAATATTATATTGATATTCAAATCACGAATATTGATATGAGCATGGATTACATCGTTGACTCTGGAGAACTTCTCCAACTTAACAATATGTTCTATCTTGCTTCCTCTTACAAAATGAGAAAAAGATGAGGGCTTTCCCTTGACCACCCTACCAACAGCGACTTCATTAGGATTAGGCAAACATTCAATTATAGCCTTTACCGCAGACTGAGGAAGTACGGAATCAGGATTTATGCTTGCCTTCCATATCCACTCGTTCAATTTACTTTGAGCATATTCCAATTTTTTATCTCGGTCTTTCAATCCGCTTTGAAGAGTTTGTATGCGAACATCCAACATTCGCAAATCCTCTCTTAATACCCAATGGGCAAATCTTTTGATTACATTCATATTCTTTGAAATTGTTTACTGGAAAGTAATAACTTTGATGGTGCTCTCCCCCTTATGTACCAAAGTAATGGTTTTCCCCCGCACCCCCTTTCCTTACAAAGTACATCAGTTTTTTATTTGAATAGTTTGCTTACGCATACGGGTACGCTCACGCGCACATTAACCCCCTTAAAAATCCCCCCTTAGCAGGCAAGAATATTTTGGCGACTTACTTTGTATCTCACATATAATGAGACAATAAAATAATGATTGCTCGTGTGCCCAATTCTATTATCCCGAAGTCTTTATACATTCGGAGTTTGGAACACACGAGCAATCAAATTTCGTGGTTGTATTTTCATTATCCGTACTTTCTCGTCAGTCTATCGTAACCCCTTCTCAGTTTAGAGTAAGTTTTCATAGTGTACTTTACTTGTCCCTCAACGGTACCATCTACCCATAAAGCACTTTTCAAAACAAACTCCCTATCCTTCGGCTTCATCTGATTGGCTCTTGCTATCAGATTCAAGAAACGCTCTCGCTTGGCTATTTCCCACGATAGTTTTGCTATTATTCGTTGGGCTGTTTCCTTGTTCATATTCCTTTATTCCCAAAACCTTTATTCCTGCTGATACAACAGCGTGTAACAATGCGTTGTCAATCTCCGTCTTAGCGTCCAAGACTACTTTGTCCATAACTTCTTGGAAACACTGAGCAAAGAACGGTATGTTGTTTTTGACCTCCCCGATTATGCTATCATAGAACAACTTCAATTCTCTTTGGTCCTCCTTGGAAAGAGTTTTCTTGTTGATAATCCGCTCTGCTTCTTTGGAACGCTTGTTTATATCCGCTATCCAATTTGCCATCCTCTGACGGAACATTCTATGGGTGTAGTCTTTCTTGCTCTCCATATCAGAGCATTGCTCAATCCTTTCTCCGCAAACTTCCTCTATCGTTACTGGAACACCAGGACTTGTATTCAGATTAGTCATTAACTCCGAAAATTGATTTGGAGACATCTTAACTCGGAATAATGTTTTGCCTTGATGAAACCAATCCTGAGTTAAATCTCGTTTCATACTCGCTCCCGATAAAGTCAATTCTATGAAATTATCGGCTTGTATCTCGGTACCAAATAAGTACCCCGACTGACCGTGAATACGGCTTATGCTCAGCATCCCAAATGACGGGTGCTCATACTCTTTTTCTTCCTTTTTCATTGCTGCTTATTCCTTATACTTTTGATAATATCCGCTATCCCCTCAAAGACAACGCACAGAAGAATGACCGTGCCTATGAAGTGCCATACGGATTGAAATATAAATCTTATTAGTTCCATTATCCCCAAATTATATAGTTCATCCACGCTACTACCTTATCCCACCAAGTGAAGAATGGACACATAACAAATCTGAAGAACAAGAATGCAAGTGTTCCATATGTTATCGCTCTCCACCATCTACTGTATTGAGGTTTCAAAACCCTATTCCCGAAACGACCGTCAATAGCATAGAAGATGGTCTTATATATCGGCTTTCTCTTCAATTTCTTGATAACTCTGTCAAAACATTCGTTATCGGAACTATTCAACAAGGCTAACAAATCCTTTGTTTCCTGCTTGCTTAACTTTACAATCTTCATATTCAATCCTCCCATTCGTTTATAACATAAAACTCTATTGAGCAATCCCACTTCGTTCCGCTTTTCTTAAATTTGTGCAGAATTTCGTTTGTGTGATAATCTCTTACAACCATATACTGAAATCCACCGATGTACTCGCATCCGTATGTAATTGAGCGACCTTCTGCCTTGGGCATTTTCTTTCTCGCTAACACCTCTCCAGTGTTGTAACTTTTGATGACTAAAACTTTCATATGTTTGTTAATGTTTTAATTGTTGTCGTTTCTGAGTACAAAGGTAGATATAATTTTCCAAACGGCAAAATAAAAAGGAGAAAATTTTTGGAAAATTTCTCCTTTTAACTAATTTTGGACAAATTTTAACTAAATCTTGTATATATTTTGCTTGTTATTGCTACTTTTAGGCTTATCAACCAAATCATTCTTTTCAGTTTTCTTATCCTTCGTTACCCTATACCAACCAACAAACTTCTTCCCAAATACAAGAGTATCACACAACACAACCCCTTTCTCATTCAACAATCTTTCTTCTTCCTCGCTTATCTCCGTGGCGTTCCAATCTGCTTCCTCTGGGTTAAAGTAATTGTTCAAATCCACCGTTTCAAATTGAATAGTTTCCGTTACCGTCTTGCCTACATAAATAGTAGTTGTCGTGTATCGGCTTATCTCAGTTAGCGGATTTTGTTTCAAGATTATCTCCGAACTCGTTACTGGTCCATATACCAGTCTTTGGGCTGAAACGCTTGTAGCGAATATCGCTAACAAAGCAATCAAAACAATTTTCTTCATCTTGGTAATTCATGCGCTGTATCCCAGGTGGTTTTCTTAGGTATCGTATCATATATGAGCGAATCAAGCGAATAAATGCTTGTACGCCATATTTCGCCTTCGGATGTTTCTCCTATCCGTTCTTTTCTTATGACCTGCTTAGGATTGGCATATACTTTGGTACGGTTACATTCTTGAATGATACATAAAGCCATGCCGCACAATATCACCATCACAAATATAGCAAATAGGCTCTTAACCATGAAGTCATTAGTACTCATCTATCACCTCCCGTATTTTCAAGCCGTTGATAACTTCATAACCTAACTTGTACCGAAGTACCGATTCAACCTCAACTTTGCTGGTAGCCTGAACAACCGTCTTTACTTGTTTGATTTGTTCCTTTCTATTCTTGCTACCAAAGAATTTTACATTAAATCTCTTCATTATCTTTGTTAAATAAACGGTCAATTACCCAATTTATGCCTAAATAAATCATGAACATAAATCCGCCATGTAGAAACAAGGAGCAAAGAAAACTGAACACGGTATATTCTCCGTATTGACTCCACTGATTGTATGCTGCTATCATAATGAGGATAGCCCCAGCAATACAACAAAGAGCATTTATCACTTTACATAATGATTTCTTATCTTCTTTTTTCATCTCTTATTATGAATTTTGTTGTTTGAAAATTTTATTTTGAAATCTTTATTCCTTAACGATGGGAATTTGGAAATTACAAATTTCCGAATGTCATTAGTATCTATCGGAAACAACGGACAATATTCATACTCCAATTGAGCCCAAAACCGTCCGCCTAACATTATGTCAAGATAGACTATTTTATCACCTCGTGCCATTCCTCATTAAGTTCTTCATTGCTTAATTCAACCGAAGTATCGGGATATTTGAGCAATAAATGTTTAGCAAAATTGATTTGCTTATTTGCTTCGTCAGCGGCTCGCTCTAAATTAAGAGCCATTGATAACAACTCTTGAGCATCTGATAGATGACTCATTATAGCCATTTGTACGCTTATCTTGATGCCCATTTCAGTGCCTTGTTTTTATGTTCGGTCAATTTTATGAACTCCTCCTGACTACCGCCTTTGTCGGGATGACATTTGAGAGACAATTCCCGATAGCGTTTCATAATTTCCTCTGGGGTAGCATCTTCTTTCAAGCCCATATAAGCGAAGGAGTCAGAAGGTACGGAACGCAGTGCCATATAAAGCATTGCTAAATGATACCAAATGCCGTTATGCCATTCTTCTTTCCATCTGTTTTCTTCTGCTTCCTTCTCAGCTTTCCATCTTTCCCAATCAGCCCTGCGTTGATTCATCCTCGCTACTTCCGCAGGACACAACTGCTCTCTCAACTTACAAACGACTGTAGCCCAAAAGTATGACCAAAGTTTGTCGGGCAATCCGTAAGGTATTTTGTTTGATACGGCATCCCACTTCATTCGGATAACCTTAACCGCATTTTCAAATCCACGGATGTTATTCTGAGCGTGATAAAGTTCCAAGAACGCTATCAGTTCATTAGTGAAGTCTTGCAAGAACGGCTCCTGCACTCTTGAATTCCAACCTCTTTCAAGATGAAACTTGGTGATAAATTCCTTTGGTTTCATAAATCTGTTTGCTTTATAAAGTATTTATAATTCTTATCATTTCTTCCATTCAGATTATGGTAAAATTTGTAATCACTTATTCTTTTATCAAAAGTACGCTTGTCGTTTTCATAATCTCGGATATTCATAGGCGCAAACCTTACCCAAGCATTTGCAAGTCGCATACCCTCTGGAACAAGCAATATTGTCTTTCCTTGACCATAGTATTTTCTTGCTTCTGTAAGTCTTATCCTTACATAAGTTACACCGTTATCTGTATATTGCTCTGATTGCATTACTTTATTTCGTTATTGTTACAAATCAATACATCGCCTACAATCCAATCGCTATATCCGTTTGCCCTTACCAAATCGGTTGCTCTTTCATTAAGGTCTAAACCCTTCAATTTGCCTTCTTCGTTACAAACTAACAACCGACCGTCACTCAGGTTGAGACATTCGATATGACCACCGACTATGCCTTGTAACTCTTCCAACTGGAAGTCCCGTCCATTCTTTGGCTCTACGGTTTCAACATCACCGTTTGCTCGATAAATCTTTGCCATTGTTGTTTCTATTAATGATTTTTGCGATAAATTTCTTGATATATGTCTCCATAATATCCTCTATCTAAAACTATGGAATTGATTTGTTGCGCTGAATATTCGCCAAATGCAACATATTCTTCCTCATTAGGGTCACGACCTAATACCAACTCAGCCGTTATATCAATATACTTATCTCCTATCTTATTCCAAGCATGCTCGGTGGAAAAAGTACCGCAAACGGTCATTTTGCCTTCCACATACAAAATAGGATTATCACTATCGAAGTACAAATGAGACAAAAGATGAGCATTCTTGTAACACTCCTTGATTTGCGGATTGACTATTGTCTTTATCGCTTTTATCTGGGTTGGAGTGAATATTTCCGCTATCGGAGTAATTTTGACCACGTGAGCATCACGGATTATTTGGTCATAATACTCTATTTGTTTAGGATTGCTCAAAATCTCCCTTATGAGTTTCAACTCTCCTATTATCTTGCTTTTCTTTACTTCCATGGCTCGTACCAATATGCTATAACTTTCCCATTATTTTGCCTCCTTAACAAGTCCTACTGGAATGTAATCAATTCCGTATCTCCGAAGCATAGCCTCAACGGATGCCCAATTACAGCCCTTTCTTTCGTTGTTCTCGTTTTCAAAGAACTTCTTATCAGCCGTTACCCGATAACCCTTGTTTATGAGTTTGAAGGCATCTTTCTGCGCTTTGCTCATAGAACTCTTCTGCTTAGTAGTCTTAGGCATAGCAAGCCATTCTTCCAAGGTCAGTTGCTTCTTTTCTTCTTTCTTCGGAATTTCTGCCTTTGCCTTAGCAGCCTTTTTATCGGCTGCTTTGGTCTTAGGCTCTTTCTTGGTATCGGTCTTGTCGGTACGCTGACCCTGCTTCTTATCTTTCGGATTGGTACGCCAGTCAAATTTTCCTGGTGCGTACTCCGTCCAAATCCATGTCGGATGCTTCGGGTGAACATCACCCACTTTGCGGGCAGTTTTAGCGGTATTTTCTTTCGGCTGCTCCGTCTTATCGGCTTTCTTAGTTTCTTTCTTGCTCGCTGCCTTTTTCAACCTTGCCTCTGTTTCCTTTCGTCCATTCTCAATCTTAATTGCGTTCATCTGATTTCTACGATTTTGCGCTATATCAAGAACCGACTTGCCTAATTCAGTCGCTGCTTCGTCTTCGGCATTCTCCAAAAGTTGCTCCAACGCTTGTTGATTATCCCAATTGTTAAGAACATAAGCCGCAAGCCCTTTTGCTTCCTTTGCCGCAGGTCTTTTAGACTTCGACAATGATGACATTTTAACGCTCTTCAACTCGTTGAGTTTTACAATTCTTTCGTCCATTACGGGTGTTTCAAAATTATTAGTTTCCATATTACCTTGATTTTTGCTATTATTTACTTCTTGATTAACTTTGTTATCTTCTTTAACTTCATGAAGTCCTGCTTCGGTTACTTCTCCGTCAAAATAACTTTCGCCATTAGCGGTCAACAACATTCCTTTCTTAGCAAGACTTCCAGCTGTTGCTGAGATGCTACGAATATTCTTGCCCATTTCTTTCGCTACATCTTCAAGAATGAATTCAACTCCATTATCTCCTACCGATTTAGCATTTGCTACAATTGCTACCAGTACGCTCTTTTCGTTGTTTGTAAGTTTTACAGTTTCCATATCTTTGTTTGTTTAATTATCGTTTCTGAGTACAAAGGTACGAACTTTTTGCGAAACGGCAAAATTTTTCTTGGAAAATTTTTGGAAAAATTTTAATTTTGGGCAAAATTTAACTTTTGTTCGGCAAAAGACAATAAAAAGGGGAACATTTTTCAATGCTCCCCAAACAAAACACTAACCTTTAATCAATCTTTGTTATACCAATAGTTTTCTGTTTCAACAACGCTCTTAGGCTTATCAATTCGGACATTCTTTTTAGCAACCCATAACTTATCCCCTGCGCAATGATTACGGATAGGATAACGCAAAACAATTCGGTAACTCTTTGCGGTCTGCGCTATAACCGACACGACAACGGAACACCGAACAAATGTTCCATCGTAATTCGGTACGCTAAAATAATAGGTACCTGAGAGTATGTCCTTGAATTCTTCCATTACGGCTCTTTCCCTTCTTCTATTTCTCGGTGTCGCAAGAAACGGTGCATAGCAAGGTCAAACAATTTATCCTTCAGCGCAAGAAACTCATTAAATATCTCACCGCCTTCCTCCGAAGACATAATATGTTGTTGTTTATCCAAACGCTCTTTCAGATACAAATATCGGTTGAAATCCTTATCAAATTTTGCGTTGGACAAATTTCTTTCAATAAACTCTTGTACATTCATAGTCTTATTCCTCTTTTTTCTTGTTTCGTGCTTCTCCTACCCGATACTTGGTATGATAGTCTTTTCCTCTATTATCGTACCGCTGACCCTTCTTACTCTTTGAAGGCACAATCTTATCCTTGCCCCTGCCCATTCCAAGCGTTGAGCGGTCAATCGGTTTCTCATTCTCTGGGTTATCTCTCTTTCGCTCTGCCTCGGCATCAAACCCCGCCATCCTTGCCTCCATAGCCTGACGCTGCTTTCGTATCTTAGACAAGAACAACTCCTTGACATTTGTCGCTGTACTATGCTCGCTTTCCGTTACTGGCTCTGCCTTGACATCCATAACCTCCCGTCCAGCCGTTCTTTCGATAGCGGTAAAATCATAAGCAGAAGAACTCGGATAAACCATTTCCGCTGAAGGGTCATAATCTCCGCCAATATCTACAAACTTAGCATAGTAGGAATTATGTAAACCAGCAATCAACTTAGCAGGGTCATAGTTCATTCGGGCTGCTACCCTACCAAGAATTATCTCCCGCAAGTTGATTGTCTTGAGTATTTCCTTTTGTATATGGTTTTGTATCTTTACTTCGATATTTATATCAACCGCCCCATTGATATTGATTATATCCCCCTCTGCTTCCTTGCGAATTTGCTCCAAAGTACGCAACATGGAGTTATAAGCGTCAATGCCGTTGAGAGCAATATACCTCGCTTTCATCTTAGAATACATCCAAGCCAATTCCTCAAGCCTTGGGCGTTTGTTGTACAAGCGGACATCGGCTACTCGGTTGCGGAAGTCCTCACGCCTTCGCTCTATCTCAACAATATGTTTTTTGAGGACATCTTTGACATCATTCTCCGTTATCACTATCCCGTTATCCTCGCCCATAATCTTTACAACCTCGGCAACGGTAAACATTCTACCAAGCAATTCCATTATGTCTTCCTCAAAAGGACTAACTGGATTGGCGTGTACAGCATCCCTATTCCTACCGCCCAAACGACCGCTGCGACCGTATGCTTTGGCGTGGGCTGAATTTATCTTGCCCATCAAGACATTGTATTGCCTCTTCAACTCCATTATTGACTCTTGCTCCCGATAACTGAGATGCTCAATACGCTTTTTGAGGAAATGAGGAAGCATAGCAAAATTTATCTCGCTCCCATCAGATGCTATATAAATACTATTGCGCAACAGAGGATGTCTTTGCAAGGCAATCATCTTCTTATATTGCTTGGCGTCAACAACATCCTCAGGGATTTCTATCAGTTTACTGTTATTTTCCATACAACTCAAACAAATTACAAATTGAATTTACAATATACAACCTATAATTGCTTTTTTATTTAAGTAATTATTAGGGGATTGTTCCACACGCTTTTTCTCCTTAATAGCAAGTCTTCATTCAACTCTATCGGCTCATCTTTCCAAGTTAAATCCCTGCCTGTCAATATCTTTATTGTTCCTTTTGGTAATTCAATCGCTCCTTCGGGCAAAGGGTCATTTGGGTCTGTACTCCATAGCGAAGCCCATTTATGCCGTTGCGATTTTCTATAAGGACTGGGAAGACATTTTATCAATCCCCAAAAGGCTGAAACTATCTCGTTTCTCCTAATAGGTTTTCCACTCATAATTTTTTCCGTTCCATCCCTATCTACTGCTAACCACGCCATAACTTATAAAGGAATTTTATACATTAACAACCTTTTCTCCACGATACTCCAAATATGTTTTCTTATGAACAAACACATCCATTACCATTGGTTCACCATCATAAGAATAATCAAGATTAAACAATTTCTCTCCCGACGGGGTATCAATGACGGCATAAATACCAATCAACCTCCCTCCGTTCATTTCTATCAATTTGTGTATATCCTTAGACACATAAATAGTCTTGGACGGATTCAATGTGACCGATATTGGACTTAATAAAAATTCTTTTGCTAAACTTATTTCCATTTTTACAAAGAATTTATTGTACTCAATTTCTCATCTATTGATATAAGTTTGTAAGCAATGAATTTCAATAATTGCTTTGTATCCATAGTTTTCAAACTTTCCAATTCGTTCTCGGCTGTTTTGTAAGCAGCCTGAACCCTTCTTATTTCCAATTCCCTTAATCTTGCTTCGTGGGTCATATTATCTCTAAACATATCAATCAATTTTTATTTGGTAAACAAACTAAACCAATATAATCTCCGCCAACTCTTGGAAATGTTGCTCCCGTACACCATTTATATCCGCTTTCGGTCTTTATCCAATAACCTCCGCCAGCAGACTTAAATTTTGTACCAATCGGATATTCGCTGATAGGCTTATCCGCTTTAATCCAATTCTCCATAAGATAATCCCTTCCCAAAGCATTATGATACTCACTTTGGGCTTCAGATATTTCTTGTTTCCATTCCCGTATCTCCTTTTGGAGTTTATTCATCATATATTTACAATCTTCAATCTCGGCTTTGTAATCTCTCACTAAATGTCTTTCATAAGGGTCATAACTTGATATAAGAAGATTGTACTTTGCCGTTTCCAAATTGCTTTGATATACTTTGTATAATTCTCTTGCCCTTGATAACATCTTAGCGGCATGAGAATGTCTTTCATTCTTTATCATACTTCTTCTTTCTCCTTTCTTTTCAAAACTTCTATCAAAGCATCGGCTGCTTGTACGCTCAAAACCGCAATATGACTATACGGATTAATTTTCTCACCCGAACAACTACAAGACATAATCGGTGCTATTATGGGGTCATAATTCGCTCTACCCATAACTACCGACATAAACTCTTTTGCTGTTTCGTACCGTCTTTGCTCCCAAAGTTGTTCTTCTTTTGAATTATCTATATTTTCCATATTCTTATCTTTCTACGATTTCCCAAATACTTTTACCAAACAAATTCGGACAATCCAGCATGTTATCTGTCATCATATCTTCTCTCATATCAAAAGGTATCTTTTGTGCGTCCCAAAGTCTTTGCCATTCATCTTCGGTTGGTAGTCCCCATGGAAACGCCCATTGCGCCCATTCGTTTATTCCAATAGTCTTAATACCTCTCTTCCACGCTATGTATTGCAGATACGCTGCCATCATAGTGCTCTTACCAAAATTGTCCAATACATCTGAAGCAAGGAACAAAGCCAATGACGGTGTTACGGAATATGTATGAAGGAATTTAACTCGTAACCAAAACGCTGAACCTATTCCGTGACGCTTGTTTTCTAAATCGGCAATCAACTCCTTATCCTCATCTATCTTATTCGCATTCAAACATACCATCATGAAATGCTTTGCTGCTTCTTTGGATAACTCCTGCTTTTTGGAATGTTCTACTTTCTTTGCCCATTCCTCTATCATAGATTGTTTATTTTCCATTGTTCTTGAAATTACTCTTATATATCTTGCTATTAGGTTTGAATTTTTTACAATACTTCTTTCTTGCTGTTATTCTACGCTTCAGAAGGCAGCAATACATGAAATAATTGACCGTTTCATAATACTCGCAAACCGAACAATGTTTATCTATATCCATTATACAAATTCCTCTGGGATGATAACATTACTCGGTATTCCTCTCCATTCAGGGTCAGGACTTACTGCGGCTACTCCTTTCCAAAAGCAACGCTTTACATCCTCTATATCCCAACCAGCAATTCCGCAACCTACTTTCGTAACCAAGAATGTCAACTGTCGATTATCATCAGCGTATCCAATCATCTTAGCAAAACTATCTATCAGTTCATCCTCCGTTACCTTTTCCATATTCTCGTCCAGTGTAGGCAAGGCATAAGACTGCCCAGTATGACCCTCTCCTACTCCCCACTCAGCACCGAAACGCTCGTAAGCAATCCGTGCAGCACCTCCGTAATGATTTCCATTACGATTACTACCAAATACAAACACCTCGTTATCTGCCAAAGTATCAATACACTCTGGGGTGTATCGCTTTGTTGATTTATTATTGTCCATATCGTCTTATTTTATTGGTTCATCTGTTTATATTAACTTTGCTAAAAACAAAAAGAAGGAAGGCACTTCACAGCGACTTCCTTCCCGTTCTACATAGACTTATGCAGAACTTTCGTTACACTCCAAATTTAGCATAAACCGCCTTCAGAGTTTGGTCAATTGATTTTTGAGCCTCTTGTAACGAAAATGTGGTATTTTGTAAACTTATCATTTGTACTCTTGTAACGCCATTGGACAACGAACTACATATAGCATTGATAATTGCTTCATTAGTTATTCGCATTTTCATGCTATCCATTTCATAGCAATAGTCTGCCGTGTAAGCAACCCCTCCCGATATTCGGGTACAAATCCCATCGCTGTCTATCTCCTTATTAACAACCAAGGACACACCGCTGGGTGACACCGCTCTTGCTTCATTCCCCTCTACTTCGGTAACTTTGTACTCAGCAACTACTTTTCCCATTGAAACAGCAACAATATAATCGTCTGCTTCCAAGACAGTAGGTATAAACTTAGCAACAAAGTCTGTTTTAATCCTTGTAAAGACATCTGCTTCTTCGTTATATACTTCGGATGCTCTCTTGTATTGTACTGCTTCCTGCCAACTATTGGTATCATAAATACTGGACGGAACTTTCATCTTGGTAAATCCCGTCACCACATATTCTGTTCCCTTGTAATAATAATGTTTATCTTTCTTAATCATAACAAATGACTTATTTTATACAACTTGAACAAATATAACCGTTACTTGTAGCAACCGCCTTTTCCGTATTCAAATCAAATAGCCTTTTACACTCAATACGCCGTGCCATTCTCGGAACTCGTACATATCGGTCAGGCTCCCGACCTATGTCTTGGGAACTCTTATTGAATTCATCATCTATTGCTTTCTTCTTTATGTCTTTCATATCCGTCTTGTTTTACTATTGGTAATAATAACTCTGTTTTCTAAATCAGACTTAAAATCAGCATCCCAAACATAAATCAATTCCCTTTTTGCTCTTGTTATACCGACATATTTCAAATTCCTTTCCTGCTCATATTGCCAATCTTGGGTTGCGTACTTAGAAGGAATCAACTCTGGAAGTAAGAAGAAAACACGGTCATTCTCCAATCCCTTTGCTTTATGAATTGTGCTTAGCATTATCCCCTTAACATCATCGGAAAATATACTGCTAATCATTTCTTTCAACTCCGATACCGTATTAACCTCATCGGCTAAACATTCTATAACATCCACCTTTTGTTCAAGCAATTCCATCTTCGGGTGTTGACTTGGACGCCTTACCCCCTTTTTGGTAAGTTTATCCAATAGATGATTTCTTTCCCTTTGTAAAGCATTGAACAATCCGTCTATTGTCTTTGCTCCAGTTTTATTTATCAATCCCAATATTCCCTCAGCAATATCCTTTCCCCTTATCTTTGATTTTATATGATTTTTCAACAACCAAAGATACGCTTGAATCAAAGGCTTCAAATTTCTACAAAGTACCCAATCGCCCTCTTCAATATCGGTCAGGCTCCCGTTCCTCACCACTCCTTCTTCAGCACCTGGAGCCCAAGAAATTTCGGGTACATATTTTTGGGCTTCAATAACAATGTTCTTTGCACAACGATATGATACCGATAATGGCAATCTTACTGCTCTCCCATTAATCTCCGCCAGTTTTTCGTAACTATTAGCATCTGCCCCCGCAAAGCCATATATTGCTTGGTTACCATCACCCACCGTTATCAATCGACCTCTACGATTGATACACCGCTTAATAAATTCATGTTGACAAACTGAGAAGTCTTGACTTTCATCGCAAAATACATAATCATATTTCTTTATACGAACTGACGGGTCAATGACGGGAACATAAATCATATCCATAAAGTCAAACTGCGTCTTATCATTTACCAATAATTTGAAGGCATGAGCAATGACTTTTATATCTTCTTCCTCTATATCTATATCGTAATACATAGAAAGTCTTAAAATTGCCTCGGCATCATTCTCGGTCAGATTACAACGCATCAAGTCAAGAACTTTCGGAACTACATAAAAATAATATCCGTGACGCTTCTCAGGTATCTTGAAATTTTTCAACGCCAACTCTGTCTTAGCAAGAGTTTTATTTGGATTCATCTTGCACTTACTACCATACCTCATCAATATCGCTCTCCAACCGCAAGAATGAACGGTCATAATGGTAGTTGAACGGTTGGTATTCCTATCCTTTAATTCATCAACAATAGAATTATTAAAAGCAAGGAACAAAGAACTGGCATTCTTAGGTATAAATTTCAACAACTCTAACAGAACAGTTGTTTTACCGCTACCAGCAACCGCTGATATGTTCAAATCCTTCTTTGTTAATTGAAATGCTTTATATATTGCCGTTTGATACTTAGATGGTTTCATATGTAATTAAAATCTTATATCCAAAATAAAAGGCGCAATATAATTACATATGCGCCTTTTAATGTACACATATTTTCATCTTATCTTTTCTTAACTCCGTTAGGCGAACTCCATTTGTACCATGTAGAGTTTTTGGTAAATTCGCAACGCACCATAAGCCCCTCATCCATAACCTTATTGAATGCTGATATAAATTCGGTGCGGTTAGCGTATCTTGAAGCATTTTTATACAGAAAATCTGTTATGTTTACTCCTTCTACGGTGTTAAAATCAATTGATTGAGCGGTGTTAAAATATCCCTCTTGCCACATATAAACAGCAAAGAAAAAGTTTCCTCCATTGGGAGTAACAACTTGAAGAATTATGTACCCCTCTGCTACCAATTGCTCTATTGCTTTTTGATACTCATTATGTTCCATGTTAAATTTCTCCTTTCTCCTTAAAAGTTATCAAAACATCTTTAATTCTTTTCAAACTCTTAGAATATTGTCCATTCGTTACATCAGGATTTTTCTCCAAAAATTCAGAAGTTTTTTGTCCTAACATTCTTGACCTACAAATCCTCATTTCCAGTTCACTCAATCCCAACTGTATCATTAATAACTCTGTCGTATCTGGTGGAGTATTGTCATGAAAATTGGGATTAACAACAGCCAATGCTTCCGTTATTTCCACGCCTTTGTTGCGTTGCATAGTCTTCTGATAATCTCGGAAAAAATTGCGGGATAATGATTTGTTGAAATAAAAATAAAAATTATACCCCTTACCCAATTTATATTTTCCCAAACATTTATCAAAAATTATATAGCAATCAGCAATCAATTCATCCCTACTGGGAAGCATATCTTTCACTTCCAGCCCCGAAAGAAGGTTCAAGTAATTGGCTATGTTTTTCTTGACAATATCCTTCATCATTTTGAATACCAAATTCTTGTAGGCTCTTTGCCTTTTTTCGGATTTGGTGAAACGGATTATCGCTATGCACTTGTTTATGAACTTGGCTTTATAGTGATAATCCTTCTTGAAGTATATGCTTTCCAAACTCATAGGTCAATTTTTGCTTGCTTCTTTGAACTTATTCATCGTTTCATGCAACTGGTGTTCTTTGAACGGCTTTATTTCCTTTTCAAAATGGTCATGTGAACGCTTTTTGAGCATTTCTCTACGCTGTTCAGGAGAAGCACTGGAATACATACCGATACTAATGTTTTTCTCACTCAAAGGAATATCCCTATTTGGATTTACTTCCTCCCTTATTTGTCCACAACAAGGACAAGGTGCGCAATCAGCTTGAAGATGACCATCAACTAATTTATATCTAACCGTTGTATAATCATCTTCAACTCCGTATCTTTCGCAATTTTCGTTTTTACAAATAAATTTCATATTACTTATATTTTTCAGTTATTCGTGCATACTCTAATATAAGCAAAGCATCCGAAATAGCCAAAGTAATTTTTGGTACTTTCGGATACAACTGTTGTGCTTTCGCTTTTAACTTATTCTTCCACTGTGAAGTAGATTTATGACCTTTGGTGCCCAATTGTAATGCTTTCTGCCACTTCTGAGGCGTCACTTCAGTAGTAGGTATCTTTCGACATAGTAACGCCATTTCCAAATGTCCAAATCCCTTACCGAAGTTGAACATAGAACTTGCTCCACCTTGTCCTGGAATACCTCCAACCTTTTCTATATAACAAATACTATTTTTTGAAAAAAAAGATAAAAATGTTAAAATGTCCATTGGCGTTTCAGGCATTTTAACAACTTCTATTAACATATTTCTATCAATAGAAAAAACTGCTATTCCTCCATTTTTTCCTGGGTCAATAGCAATTATTTTATTATCTTTCCAAAATTTTATCCTTTCTTTATTAGTCATATTTTCTTCTTTTTATATTTCATACCCTTTCTTGATTCAGACATTCTTCTTCTTGTTTCTTCAGAACGCTTAACGCCTAAATTTCCTTGTCTGATTTTTTCCTTATGTTCTTCAGACATCTTGCGACCCTTCAATTTATTCTTAACTTTGTTTATCGTTTCTCTCCCCTTTTCTGTTTTATAATAATCCTTCAATATTTTAGACATTTTCCCCTTTGGGTGATGTTTACCATAAAAGGGATTATTCTCCCCAGAAAGTTTTTCAGACAATTTTTTCTTGGTTTCTTCAGAACAATGTTTACCGAATAAATAATGATTTTTACCGCTAATTTTCTTTCTAACATTAGGATAAGCCATTGGATTTTTATTTCCACTTCTCCTTACTGGCCCAATGATTTGATTATATCCGATATTCGGGTCAAGATTAGGATTGTATTTCAAAGTGTAATATGTTTCCCAACCATTAAGTTGATTAACAGTATAACATAACTTCAAAATCTTTCGTTTGAAATTTTTGCGTCCATATTTCTTGATTGCTTGTTCAATAACAGTACCGCTTCCAAGATATTTAGCATTAAACCATTTATCTTCTAAAAATTTATGTTGTCCGATATAAATCTTGCCATTTACAAGATTAGTAGTCAAATAAACAAATCCTATTGGTTTCATAATTACTCTTTTGGTAATATATAACTGGAAGTGCTAAGTTTAATTTAAACATATCTGCTAACTCCATTTTCTTTAACTACATACAAAGTATTCTCATTGTTAAATGACTCACTGACATTCTGAGTGATAACTAAAATAGTTATTCCCATCTTCTCGAATATCTTTATGATATTTTCCTGACCACGACTATCCATACCATGAAAACATTCGTCAAAAAGCAAAAGGTTCAAACCTCTACCATTGGTAGATAGGTTTATGAGGTGCTGGATACCAAGAACTCCAGCCAGCGTCACCCTTCCTCTTTCACCACCTGACTTAGCAAGGAATTGTTCAGCGGTTATACCGTCATTCAAAACAAAGACATCAATCTTCTCTCGGACTTCTCCCGATTTAAGGATTTTGAAACCATTTATCAATACCGATATATCAACGCCAAATTTTCTCAAATAACTGTTTGTTATTCCCTCTATTATCTTAACGGACTTGTTTGCTAAATAAGTCATAAAGCCCGATTTACCCATATTGAATTGCCAAAACCGTATCATATCAATTTCCTCTGTTATAGGAAGTAACCGTTTGGTCAACTCATCAATCTGTTTATCGCATTCCGCTATACGCTCATTCAAACTATTAAGCAACTTGTTATCCTTCTTTCTCTTTTTCAACTCATCAATCTGTTTATTATACAAATTGATACTCTCCCGCATTTCCTTTATAGTTTCCTGAGCGTTGTTTATTCGTCTTTGTTGCTTATTCTTTTCATAAGACAAATTGTCCATTTCCTCTTTCTTCTCCTCAGCATCCAATATGTCTTTTTTAATCTTCTTCAATCTTGCTTCGCTTTTTTCTAATTTTGAAGACAGACTATCATTTTCAGAGTTCAATTGTTCCAATACTTCTCGGATTTCCTTTGGCGAAAGATTCAACTGACTCTCTGGGATGAACTCCTTTTTACAATGAGGACAAGTTATCGACAATCCCAATTCATTCTTTAATTTCTTGGACAATTTCTTGTTATCTAACAACTCACCCTCCAATTCATCACACTCTGCTTGTGCCTTTTTCTTTTTCTTCAACAACTCCGTAACATCGGTCAATACAATAGCGGATATTGATTTATCCAATTCAGACATTTCTTCTTTATATCTAACAATATCCGCTTTCTTATCTCGGATGACCTCTTCAGCTGTTTCCTTACTTTCCGTTAGTCGCTTTATCTCCGAAGTCGTATTATCATTAGCAATCACTTCCTGCCTTTGCTCTTCAAGTAATTCCTTCTTTTCAGATAACTTACCTATCTCATCATCAATCTCCTTGTATTCGGCATTTTTCTCCTTAAATCTTAAATCCAATTCTTCAATCACGGGATTAACCATATCAGCAGAAGTGATACGATTCATGATTTCTTTCTTCTCACTATCGCTGGCAGTGAAGAAGGTGTAATGATTGTCCTGACTTATGATGAAATACCTCAACAAATCTTCTCGGCTTATACCAATAAGTTCAAGAACTCTTTTATTGGCTTCATTTACGGAAACAATCTGAGAGTTCAAATGGTCATTCTCCCATATTTCAACTTTCACAGGTTTATTTCCCCGAAAGAACTGACGAACGATTTTCAATTTCATTCTCATAGCAGGATTGTAAAGATGAAATACTATTCGACAATCATCCGCTTCCCGATTTATGAAACTATCTTTCTTGATAGCCCTTAGACTTTCATTGGTCAATGCTATACATATAGCCTCAAACAAAGTAGTTTTTCCTGCTCCGTTATTCTCAAGCCCTCTATCGGTATCATTCCTGCCGAAAATTACCGTACAAGCATTATTTTTGAAATTATATATTGACTCTTGATGAGCAAATAGATTATATATTTCTATCTTAATTGGATTCCACATAACGCATTTTCTTTATCAAATCAAAACCATATTTGAAATTCTTACCACCTATCTTATTATCAGAACAGAACTTCATAAAATCCTTGGTAATGGTTTTCTTATCATAAAAAAGAACGCTGTCTGACTCAGATATTTCCATTGCTTCTACGGTTTCCGTACTTTCAAACTTACAATCTATTCCATACCTACCTTGTATCTCGGATATATTTATTTTTTGACAATCTGTTTTTTTTCCTCTAAACACAAAACGGATGTGGTCATATTCCTCTCCCTCGTACTTTTCCAATAAGTTCATTAAAGTTTCCTTGTCATCCGCATTGATGACTTCTTTTATGTACTTTGGAAATTTAGAAGGAACAAATTTCAAAGAACCATCTGAAAATACGACCGTGAACCCCTTATCGGTTATGTTTTCACCGTAATTGTTTTGATACGCTGAACCAGTGTAAATAACATTATCCGCTAACTTAGATGCGTTATGATAATGACCAATCAAAACCTTAGTCCAATTCTTGAACATAGACGGTTTAATGATAGAACTAACACGACTTCCATCATTATTAACAACACCATCAAATCCCATATGCGTTATCAATATTGTAGTGGCATCAATTGATATATCTTCTTCTCTTAGATTATCATCAATTACATCCTCCAACTTTTGAAATTCTTCCAACCATTTTTCATCTTGAAAATAAGGAATAAAACCAACAACACAACCATCAAACAAAATACGGTTAGCACTACGATACAAATGAACACACTTTTCGCTAAAAATATCAAGATAACTCCTTTCGCTATTGCTATCCGTTTTGTCATGATTTCCTGGAATGACATAAAATTCAAAACCCTTCTTTGTTAAAATTTCCAATATTTCTTTCCAATCAGTTAGACATTGTAACGGTTGACCAGACCTATTGGTGAATACATCCCCACCGCAGAATATACGGTGGGTGTCGTATTCCTCGCAAACAGACATAAGTTGTTTGAATATGTCTTTGACTAAATCTCCGTTATTTTTATCAAGATGTATATCATTTACCAATACACCTATCGCATATTTGTTCATAAAATCAGTTTTTACTTATAAACGCTGATTATTCGTCATCTTCTTCCTCTATTCCCTTAGACAATGAAGCCTTCAAAGCAAGCAAATCACTTTGCATGGATTTCTTTATCTTATTATGAAGTACGGTCAAAAAACGATTATGTTCATAATAATGCTTAAACAACTCTCGTGGAGAACTCCAAGAAAGTTTACCGTTCATAAAAGTAACTTTCTTTGCTCCTTCTTTTTTCAGAATACCATTCTCCAAAGCATAATCAATATCCTCTTGAGAAAGTATTATGCCATAACCAAGCAATATTCTTATGTCAGTTTTCTTTCTGCTACCAAAATCATTCTTTACAACCTTTACTTCGGTTATCTGTGCTACCTCTACATCATCAATCTTTTCGTGATTTTTTAATTTCATCGAAAGACGCAAACATGGCATAAGTTCAACCCACTCTCCACCCGTACTTTTTCGGGTAGTTACTCCCATCGTTGATTGTTCATACTGATGGTTAAGCATAACAAAGTGCATAACATGAGAGTACATTTCAGACATAATAGATTTAGCGAATTTCTTTGCCTCCTTAGCAAACGCCATCATCTTCTCATTCTTCAACTCTATGTCCTCAACCTCCGTACCCCTCTGCAATTCCTTCTCCATGCGCTTAGTATTCTCTTCCATCGTATCAAGTTCAGACTTTGAAAGAGTTGCTCCAAGACTATCCCAAAGAAAGAAAAATTTTGGTTTCATCTTTTCCTCTTTCAAAATCTCATCAGCGTCCATAATAAGTTTCTTAACTTGCATGAACATTGCTTCTACATATTTAACTTTTACAATGATAATACGATTTACTGGAAGTCCCAATTGTAAAGCATAATCTTTGTTATCTCGGTTTTCACTGGAAAGGATAACAGCAATTCCATCTTCGGGATTTTCTTGAAGAAAATATTTCATAGCCATTAATCCCAGTGTTGTTTTACCACTACGGCTTTTGCCTGCAATCTCTATGATACCAGTAGGTAGTCCGAAAGTCCGAAGGTTATAATCAAGTGTAGGACTGCCCGTATGTGCCCAACTCTTAATGTCTTTGAATCCATCCTTATCGGAGAACTTAATAACATCTTCGGAATTAAATTTTTGAACGATTTTGTCTATTATACTATTCTTTGCCATATACTTTAATTTTACAAAATAAGCCAACGATATATTTCAACCGCTGGCTTATTCTAATTAAACATAAAAACCTACTTATTTCTTGCCTGCGAGTTTCTTCTTGATGTCTGAAAGAGAAACTTTTGCTTTCGGCTTTTCATCTTCTTCCTCGTCATCCTCCTCTTCATCATCGGAGTCATCGCCTGAATCATCTTGCTCCGCAAGTGCTTCTCGGATTGCTTCACGAATATCATCGTCAGACATAGATTTCTTGATAGATACCTCCAGTTCATTCTCACGGATATATTTCTTCAATCCGTTTCTGTCCAAATCATCAAGTTCATCTTCTTCCTCGTCATCGTTGCTTTCTTCTTCGGTATCATCGTCATCTTCCTCATCGTCTTCAGGCTCAGGTTTCTTGGAAGTTTTCTTAGATGTAGATTTCTTTGGAGCAGGCTTTTCTTCTTCCTCTTCATCATCATCTGACTCCTCATCGTCTTCAGGCTCCGCTTTCTTAGTTACCTTCTTAGAAGTTTTCTTTGCTTTCGGCTTTTCATCTTCTTCCTCGTCATCCTCTGAATCACCGTCATATTGAGCCTTAACTTCTTCAACATGTTCCAGCCAGTCGTCATCTTCGAACAATCCGATTTCATTTTCTTCATCGAAATTCTGCAACCCCTCAAGAGCACGCTCAAAGTCACGCATACCATACTTCGGTAAAATTTCGCTCAGTGGTTTCAGACTCATGAAATACTCAATTTCCTCATCACTCAACGGTCTTGCCGCAACCTTCTTCGGGAAAGATACCTCATAATAGTTTTCACCCTTCTTCTTGTTTGGATTTTTCATATACTTGACCAAAACAGGAAGTCCCTCATCAGGGTCAGTGAACGGGTCAATCTCAATTGCTTCATCCTCATCTTCGGAGAATGCCAATTTATTGAGATAATCACGAACCATTTTCTTGAACTCCCACAACTTGGCTCTTAGTTGTCCGTCAGGTGTAACCTTATCGGCATAACACAACCAAGAATACTGAGGATTGAGGCTGTTTGAATTTGGTCCAGAGCCAGTGAGTGCTTCCAGTCTGTCGCTGTCTTTTGCCCACTTCTTCTTTGCCCACTTTACATACTCGTCAATCAAGTCCATCTTGGTACCGCCATGCGCTCTTGAATCCAATACCTGAGTTCTACGCATATCACCGTCATTGCCGGCAACCGATAACCAATAACATTTCTTAGGTACATAGAAATTCTCTACACCAGGATGAGCAGGGAAAATGCGAATTTTGATTGTCTTGCCGTCTTCCAAATTCAGATACTCATTACTTGCATAAGCACCAATCATTTCGTTGTCCTCATCTACCTGCTTTTTCAATTTTTTAATCGGAGTTGCTTTCAATTGTGAACGCAAACTCTCACTTGAACTTTTCGTTGCCATTTTCTTTTTTGCAATAATTTATTGTTATTCAATTGTTTTCTTAGTTCTCTTAATAAGAACGCTGTTCACTTTCCCCTCTATAACAGAGTCAGACAAATCACCAGGTTGGATAGACAAAGAAAGTTTGTTTAACTTCTCGGACTTATCCTTGACCGCCCAAAAAATAGAGTTGATGTAATCACGTGTTTTTACGACTTCGATATATTTACGCTTCATAGCCTGATATGCCTTGTTAGACACAACGGCATTGTTCAGAGCCTCAACTGTAGGTGATTTTCCGTTATTCTGTTCGGCTAACTCAACCCTCAACTTCTCCTTCGTCTTTGCTTCATAGACATCCATATTGAGTTTTGTTTCGGCTACTTGTGATTCAGCCTCAGCAAGTAAAATACCAAACCTATTCAATATGACTGGGAAAGTAGTAAGTTCACCGATTAGATTAGAATAATCAATTTTCAACAAAGAGTCAATATCAACATCTTCGTCAAAGTCATCAAACAATAGTTTGTAACTTTTATTACCAATTTGAATTAACCTTTTTTCCATTTATTCTTCCTCTTCTGATTTCAAGATATGTAAGCCTATAACAGCATATCCGATAATATCTTTGAGAGTATCTTCAATGCTTTCAAAATTAGGTTTATCGGCTGAACCGACAGTCATTCTCTTTTCAACCAAGTTTCGGTATCTACGAACTTTATCCCAAAGATGAACCATGTTACCGTTCAATCCAAGGTCAAAACTCGCTCCCTTGTAATCCTGATTTTTCTTCACAAGCAAATCGCTCATGCCATCGAAGATGCCATCGATACTCTCTTTGGTCATCTGTTCTCCTTTATTAGCCATAAATTGTAAGATTATTAAAAATTGTTAAATCAAGTTGATAGTCGCTAAATTTATGTTTTAACATAAACTTTACGACATCCATGCTTTGTCCTGCTTTCTGTAAACAATATTCTCGTTCTTTATCAAAAGACAACACGCCCATAGTTTGATTACGACCTATGAAAGTTAGCATTGCAAACCAATCACACATTTTAACGAAAGACTTTACATCGCCATCAATACTTTCATTTACAAACTCCAACCCAAGTTCTTTTGTTTGATACTCTACAAAGTCATTGAGTTGTTCTCTTATCTTTTCTCCGTTGTGATGATTATACTTGACTACATGACTAATGTCCCTGCCTAAAATTGCCTCATCAAAATCATGTAATACGGAATACTCTACGCATTTCAAAGCAAAGTCAATCCAATGATAATCTGATTTCAAGCCGTTCTTCTTCGCTATGTCCTCCAATATGTATATACATATAGCAGAAACTTTGAAGGAATGTTGAGAAACAGTTTCCTTTATGACACTGTCCCTCTCTTCCCATTGCTTGATATTATCAAGCGTTACAATTCTATTTACAAATTCTTTCATACAATTATCCTTTTGATTCAGATATAACATATAACTTTGTTTTCTGATTGCTATACAACTTCTTTTCGTTCTTGAACTTGTCTTTCTCTACTACTCCACTCAAAGCAATAATACAACCTTTCAAATTCGCTATATTCTCATCAAGTTTTTCGTAAGCATCAGGCCAAAGCAATATCGGAATTATAGTATTGTTACAATCTATCTGAATTGTACACATAACTCCATTTTTTATCTCCTTTTCTTTGTAATAAATCAACTTGCCTGCTACGGCCACTTCCGTCTTTTCTTTGGTAGTCAAGAACTCGTTATCATTCACATACAACTTAGCAAGTCGCTTATTTGGAATAGCATCCCTTATCATATTTTCATAATCCACCTCACCAAATCCCGTAAGCCTTTTTTGCTCTAATATCCAAAAAGCATTTGAATTACTATCTGGAACGGTATATTCTTCAGGCAAAGTATCATTTTTGCTATCCAAATACTTCTTCAAAAGGTCTTTTCTATCACGTGGATTTCTTATTTCCTCAATCAAGTCGAACGCACCTGCTATAATAAGGCACTTTACAACCGTTTTATTGACCTTACTCGGCACTCTACTTAGGAACTCTTCCAGTGAATAGAACTGCCCACCCTCGTGCCTTGTATCCATTATATTCTTCACTGCTACCTCTCCTACTCCTTTAATTTTCGTAAGGCTGAAGAAGATGCGTTGGTTTTTAGCATCACACGTGAAATTTATATCGGAGAAATTAACATCAGGCGGTCTTATCTCAATTTCGGCTCCTGTCTTCTTTAACTCGGCTAACCGATATGGCACCTCACCTTCCTTGGAGAATTGTAATGCCGTTGTCCAAAACTCTAATGGATAATTCACTTTGAACCACTGACTCCAATAAGACATTATGGAATAAGCCGCAGCATGTGACTTGTTAAAACCATAACCTGAAAAGGCAAGAAGTTTCTCCCAAACATGTTCAGCATACTGCTTAGGATTATCAATATTGTTTTTGATTAACAACTTGGAATATCCCTCTTTGAATTTTTCTCCGAATGAAGCCAGTGTTTTAGCATCTTTCTTCTTGATAGTAGTACGGAGAACATCTGATTCAACTTTCGTCAATCCTCCTACTACAACCGCTTGCATGACTTGTTCCTGATAAACATACAAACCAAAGGTTTCTTTGGTTATATCCTCCATCCCGAAGTCGTATGTCGGTTTACGCTTTCCATTCTTAATATCAGCAAAATCTTGGTGAGCATTAAGTTCCATTGGACCAGGTCTGAACAAAGCGGTCATGGCTATAAGGTTTTCCAAACTATCTGGTTTAACTTGACGACAATAATTCATCAATCCAGTGGTTCCAAATTGAAATACATCTTCATTCCACCCTCGCTTAAAATATCGGAATGTCGCTTCATCATCCAACGGAATTTTATTCACATCTATCTTCTTGTGACAATTCTTCTCAATAAGTTTTAATATGCTCTTAAACTTATCAAGTTGCGACAATCCCAATATATCCTCTTTCAAAAATCCTGATTTATCAATATACTTTCCTTCCCATTCTGATACTAATACCCCATCAATCTTCTTGATGGGCATCCATTTCCACAAATCCATTTCCCTATTCGTACCATCAACAGAGTGTTTAGGTACAATAATAACGGCTGACGGGTGAACACTCTCGGCTTTCGGCTGAAGAAGTGCATATTTTGTAAGATGAACCAACTCAGGATTTTCCTGAACGAATTTGAACAATAACTTAGATTTACTTGCATACTCTATCAAGTCACCCCAAGTGTACTCTATTTGGTCATCTATATCCTTAGTCAATTTATTTGTCAAATCAAAAGACAACCCCTTAACCTTTCCGAAGTCTTTGATACAAGTCTTCAACTTCATTCGGGTGTAAGTACCTATGCTGCAAGTGTAAGCATATCCATACTTCTCCTTGATATACTCCTTGACGGCATCACGAAACTCGGTTGGAAAATCGACATCTATATCAGGCATACTATCCGCACTCTTTGCTCGCTCTCCCGATACACGTGTCTCATTCAAGAAACGCTCGAACATTAATCCATATTTCAATGGGTCAACATCCGTTATCCTCAAACAATATGCTATAAGACTACCGCAAACAGAACCACGACCTGGTCCAGTGTTGATACCATTATCCCTACAATGCTTAATAATGTCCCAAAGTATCATAAAATAATCACACAAACCATTGGGAACTATTACCTCACATTCTGTTTCAATTTGTTTCAAATACTCTTTCATTCTCTTTGGCGGAACATCTTTCAAACGCTCGTTCACTCCCCTTTCCAATTCCTGAAAGAATAATTCTTCAACATTATCTACTTCAAAATGAGGCAACTTTCGCTCTCCCGTATTTATGTGAAATTCAACCTTATCGACAAAATCATTAGCCCTTTGAACACCCTCCAATATGGTATCCCATAACTGTTCTACTTCTGACCATTCATCGTAAGATTTCAAAGTATCTCCGAAACTTTTGAAAAATTGATTATTTGACTCCGCTGACGCTCTGCCTGCTACCTTATTCAGCATAGACTTCAAACCACCTTCTTCTTCGTCAAGATAATAAGAGTCATTTATCAAGATAGGCTTGATGAACTTTTTGTAGTTCATTATATAAACATCCAAATTCTCCAAATGTTTTCGGAATAACTGCTGTGATGTGTATTCTACCGTATCAATTTGATAATACACTCGGTCAAAAGCCTTTTTGTATTTAGATATTAACTTGATTGCTTTCTTCCTATCGTCTTTTATGTAATTGAGTTCACTATCCTTGGGCACTACGCAACATAACCCCTTTCCCAGCGTATAAAGTAGCGTATCAGGAATGAAACCATCATAATCAACATTTATAGCCTTATTTACAAGCAGAAGATTTTTCCACCCCTCGTAATTTATAGCATAAAGTTTCAGTTCAAAAGTTTCTTGGTTTGCTTGTTCTTCGGAATAATTAACCGCTACTGTGACTGTTTCTCCGATTATAGGTTTTATCCCCTTTTTGTCGCATGAAGTCTGAAAGGACAGAACTCCCGCCATAGTGTTCTTGTCGCATATTCCAAGTGTCTTAACACCCAAAAATGCGGCTTTTTTAACCCATAATTCACAAGCACCTGAACCGTTCAACATTTCGTATTCGGAATGAACTCCCAAATGAGCAAAGTCCATCACAAAAGGCTCGGATGTCTTTCCTAAATACTTAAAATCATTGAACTCTGGCTTGTAGATTATTTCGTTATATCTATTCTTTGTTTGTTTCGGTGAAGCATAATAGAACTTTTGCCCAAACTCAAATAAGATAAAATCTACCTTCTTTTCATCTAACAAATCAAATTCCTCGTCAGAAAGAATAAAGGCAAAATCCTCATCAATTATCTTACCATCAAACGGATGAACATACAAGAAACTTCCTACACCTTCTATGGTAATAATATCGGAGCCATTCAAATCTGACTCCGATATTGTCAACTTGTTTTCTTGTATCCATTTTGAAAGACTTTCTGTCATAATTTACCAAGATATTCGTGTTCAATTTTCTTAGATAACCTTGCCGCAAAGAAATTCTTTGCTAATACAGAAATGTCCCAATTATATCCCATAGCACCCGTACCTCCGTCATCTTCCATTTCTGCCTCCATAACCTCTATTTCGGCTATCGCAGCGTGTCGTGCTATATCTTTCTCCATAATCGTTTTGGATTCACTTATATTATGTTTGTACTCCAAGTAAATCTTTAACAGTAGATAAGAGTTATACAGATACTTAGAAAATGCTGCTAATGACTGGATTTCCTCTTTGTTATCTCCTTCTCCGTTAGCCACCCTCATAACATTATCCAAAATCAAAGTCAAATAATATTCAACCTCTCGGAAACGGTTTACTGGAACGGTATGAGAGAAATTGAAATCCATCCTTCTTTCCTCAGCATAGCAAGGGGCATCATAAAGATTACCAACCAAACTGCCCTTAAATTCGGAGTTCATAGTGGACGCTATATCATTCCACTCATAGATATGAAGACTTTGAGAATTATGAGTTTGAGTACCCAAAGAAATTCTCAAACAAGCCGCCATAATCTCGGTCAAGAAAGAGAATTGAAATATATTTGTCGGCAACCCCCAATGCAAGTCGTTACTACGATTTTGTATGGTAGTAATTAACTGACCATGTCTAATTTTTAGCATAATCATATCATTGCACGGAATGTCTTTTGTCTTGAATCCTAAATCAAAATTTGGATTCCAAATAGACATAACTACTTGTCTTGAATTAGGATTTTCGCTCAACAACTTAATGGCGTTGATTACTTGGTCCATACCCTGACCAGTACTCATACCCTCCTCAAATTTGTCTTCCGTTCTTATTCCCCAATGGCGCAAACGAAAACCATAAGGAGCGTGGAATGTTTCTCCGTCATCAGAAAACTTCTCCATGTTCTTGTTAAACAAAACTAATGTTTTAACATCCTTTCTCCCCAAAACAATCCACATGGCTTCAGCAAGCAAGAAAAAGATGTTTATATTTCTATTATAACCTCCCACGCATCTACGATACGGATTGGTTAAAATTGTCTTAACATCCAACATTTCCTTAACTCTACCGTCACGGCTGTTTTCGTACTCCTTTTGGTTAAACAAGTAATTGTTAATCACTGGATACATCCTTGAAAAAGTATCAGTGTAAACAACTCCAAAATCAGACATCATACCGCATTTTGATACATCTTCTTTCATATTATTTTTATGTTTTAATCACTTTATAAGAAACTCTGTTATAAAAGAAAAGGAGTCACTTTCTCAAGCAACTCCTTTCTATAACAATGTATCGTAAACCTTATTTCTTCTTAGATACAGTTTTCTTAGCAGCCACGGCAGACTTCTTTGCTACTGCTTTCTTTGGAGCAGGCTTTTCTTCTTCCTCTTCATCATCGGAGTCATCGTCATCTTCTTCAGGCGCAGGCTCCGCTTTCTTTGTCGCCTTCTTCGGTGCTTTCTTCTCAAGATTTTCTTCCATCTTCTTGCGGTTTTCACCAAGTTTCTTGTCAATCTTCTTGACAGAAGACATGATGTTATCAAGAAGTCCGCTGATAATCTCTACTGCCTCATCAAGAGTAATGCCCTTGATAAGCGGTGCACCGCTCCAGCAAGTTTCGTATTCGATACCTGCCTCATCAAGTACTTCAAGTTGCTTGTTGAAGGTAAGCAGATAAAGATTACACTTGATTGAACCGTCTGCCTGTTTTGAACAGTTTTCGATGAGAACCAAAGAACGATTGGAATTCACTCCCTTGTGCTTAATGGTAACGCCTGCACTGGCAACCCAAGCATAGTTGAATTCATCCTCAGGGAACAACTTCTTCAGGACATCGAATGCTTCACGGTCATCCTCGTTGTTCTTCGGGTCAAGTTTCGTACCACGCTTGCCGGCAGGAGCCTTCTTTTCCTCTTTCTTCTCGGATTTCTTCTCATCTTTCGCTGCCTTCTTTTCCTCTTTCTTCGGAGCAGGTTTCTCTGCCGATTTCTTGCTTGCTTTCGGAGCAGGTTTTGCTTCTTCCTCCTCTTCAGGCTCGTTGTCTTCCTCATCGTTCTCGGCTACGGCTGCACGAATCAACTCACGGATGTCGTCATCCGACATAGACTTCTTGACGGTGATGTTGAGTTCATTGTCTTTGATATAGGCTTTCAGTTCCGTTCTGTCCATGTCGTCAAACTCGTCACTCTCATCTTCTTCCTCAGAGTCGTCATCGTCTGACTCGGTTTCCTCTTCAACTTCCTCGGCCAGTTTGTCGTTCTGAGTTTCCTCGTCATCGTCAGCACCCTCTTCTGAATCACCATCGCCTTCTTCTACGAAAGACTCAGCAATTTCAATCAAAGTATCGATGTCTTCCTCATCCATGCCGTCAATACCGTTTTCATTGAGGATTTCAAGAAGTTTCTCACGTGCTTCTTCTTCGGTCTTTGCATTAATACCCAATGCCTTTACCTTCTTTGCTGTTGCTGGAATCAATTTTGCCATAATACAATTTTTTTAAGTTATACTATTTTTTGTTAATTAAAAGTTTCAATCTTCATCAAAGTCATATGTCGAGAAAACTTTGTTTTGCTGAAGTAACTCGTTGCCATATTTCCTTATCAGATAATTCTTTTGATTTTCTATTATATCTGCTACGCCAAACGGCTCATCGCCACTGTCCAAAACTTCTTTTCTTAACCGCTTTTCGTTAGCATTGTTAAAATAAACTTTGTTAAGCAAATGTTTATTGTGACCTCGCAAATAAAGAGAAAAAACTGCCCTTTCCTTGCCGCTCAAACCCTCCAATAAATTCACACCATTTACAATAAATATATTCTTTTCGGGAACAATGTGAGTATCGTCATTTACTCCATAATCGTAACTTATCTCATCAATACTCACCTTGTTATTTTCCCTCGTTATATATTTAGTGAAGTCACGCATCTTATTTCCACATGCTGCTTCTAAATAGTATTTCAAAGGTACTGGTTTGGAGGCTTCACCTTTCCGATATTTACTCCAACGCTTTCCATAAGCCTTTATGGAAGTGAAGATTTTTATTCGGAACTCTTGCACCAAATCCTCATATTCAAAGGACAGCTGCTCATATGAAAATATCCTACTTGCGTATTTGTTAGCAAGATACTCATACTTATAGTAGAGTTGCTCGGATATTTTTTGTTTCGGTTTCATTTACAATTTTAATTTACAATCTTTATTTACAATTCTGAAGCGAAGGTACGGACTTTTTTCCAAACGGCAAAATTTTTTAGATAAAAATTTTGGGTTTGCCCAAAAATTTAACCTTTTTATAGAAAAATTTGGACAAACCCAATGATTTATTGGCTTACAAACAGTCGAAATTATAGTATCCGACAAACTTCATCCTTATCAGCATTTTCATACTGTTGAAGTTTAGCAGAATAAAGAGTAAGTGTTCCATCGCTATTAACTTGGTCCAAAATCCAAATATCGCCATGGAAAGAAAACTCATTGCCTACAGCATAATAATTTTCTATATCGGTATCGGAAAGTTCAAACTTAGGCTTACCAAGACGGTCAAAAAGTTCATTTCTCATTTCTTCCATCTTAGCATCATTGTTGAATATATTGTCCAATCTGTTCCGCTTTGATATTTCCTCAATCTTCTTCCTCTTACCGTTCATCACACGCTGATAATAGGCTCTATCTTTTTTGCTAAAATAGATTTTCTTTCTAAATTCAGCAATCAAATATTCTTTCTGAACAACAAGAAAATATTCAGCAGCAGACAAATTCCTTGTCTTTTCTTTCTTATTTTCCATAATTCAATGCTTTAATTTTCCAATTACATCTTCGTTAAATTCTTTCGGACTTTGTAAATGCGTAAAAACTTCCAATGCTTCCTCTCTTGTACATTCATCAATATCCTTCTTGTTGGTATAAACTATACTTGTTACAAAGTGTTTTTCAAGTTCCAAACCATACTTTTTGATTTCCTTTATTGCATCAAAATCATATAAAAGTATTACATTTGTTACCCCCTTCAGCATTAATTTAGTTATTTGTCTGTCACTTATCTTTTTACCAAAAGTGCATGCGCATTTTATCTCCTCATCATCCCAAAGATTCAAAGCCTTATCGACAGCAATTTTATCAAAAATACCTTCTACTAATATAACCGTAATAGTTCCATCAACTATTTCGTCATATCCAAACATTAATTCGGAAAACTCCGTATCTCGGCTGTTATTGTATCTCAACTTTCCTTCGGGAACTGATTTTGCTCCATATCTACCAATAAATCCCCTTATCTTTCCGCCATCATAAACTGGAATAAGAACATAATTATCATATTTACTAAACATATTGGTAGCCCCAATATTGTACCTTTTACAATCTTCGGGTGTTATTCCACGCCCCAACAAATAAGGCGCGCTTTTCTCGGACACTTTCCACCCCGCAGGCATCTTCTTAATAGGAAGGTCTGAAAGTTCAACTCCGTCATTGCTAACCACCTCCTGCATCATTCCTCTTATACTCTCAATCCGCTCCTTTATTTCTACACTACTACCTTCTAACAAATAACTCTTGTTTAACAATCGCAAGAGTTTATAGATACTTCCGTACTCCCCACATTTTTTGCAGTCCCACATTTGCGTCTTGCGGGATATATAAAAATGTTGAGACTTGCCACACAAAGGACAATCAGCAACATATTGTCCGCTCCTTACTGGATGAGGATTTATAAGAATATCGAGCAAATCATCATCAGATATAGTCCTTGTTACATAATTCTTTTTCATTCTTCCTCATCCTTATTATAGAACTCATCCCAACCCTCTTCCATATTCAACTCCATGGTACGCTTTCGGTCATAAAATCGAGCATAAGCAAAGTTGTTACAAATGTGCATAGGATTACCATTTTTGTAATCTCGTAACTTATCGGTGTGAAGCCTCATAATTTCATCCTTTGCTTCATCACGTGTTTGGTTTATGGTTACGAATATATCAAATGGACGGATTTTTCCTTTATCCTCGCTCAACTGCGCTCTTGTTATAACAAACTCTGGGTCATTCTTCTGTTCTTCGGGGATATTACTACTTTGAGTGGCGGTATGAACTACGGCATTAAACTCCATAGCCAACATCTTCATCCCCTTGGCCAATTTGGCTTGTCGGAAACGCTCTTCACTCGGAGTGTAACGATGACCATCGCCCAACTCTAACAACTCCAAGTAGTCTATAATTATAACATCAATCTTGCCATACTTCTTTTCCATTTCTTTCAATTCTCTACGAATATCAAGAATGGTCTTGGCGTTGAATGTTTCCTCGCTGCTTACTATTATATCCGTTTTTCGGAGTTTCTTGATGATACGCTTAGTAACTTCCATTTTCTTAGCAGTTATGTTACCAAGTTTCACATCTTGATAAAGCGTACCAGTCCAAGCAGCGTCATAACGATTCAAACATTGCTCTTTTGTACCCTCTAACTGAAAGTGAGCAGCTCTAAATCCTTGTCTTGCAGCATTAATACCGATATTAACCAAGCACTGACTCTTACCTGCTCCTGAATCACCTAACCAAAGAACGGCTTCACCAGTCTCTGGTCCACCGCTCTCACCTCCTAACCGATAATCTAATTCATCAATACCAGTAGGTATCTTAAACCGAAATTGCCAATCCTCGCTTTTTCTTTTTGCTTGTCTTTCGGCAAAATCACCAAATACCGTTTCAAACTTAGCACTCTGAATTGAGAAATTAGAAAACTCCTCAGCCGATTTAACAAATAACGCCCACGCTCCTTCCTTATCACCTCTATTATAAGTATCAGCAATTTTATCATTAACTTCAAGAAACTTCATCTTTTTGATGAACTTCTCAAAAGTTTCTATTATCAGTTCATGACCGCCATTTTCGTCAATTTCAACATCGCCTATCTCTTCCAACTTTTCCAAAACTCCATCATCATCGGAGAATTGTTGTTGTATCTGACCTAATGTTGGCACCTTACCAGTTAGGTCATATCGTTTGGTAACCCATTGCCATAGTTTCTTTTCTGCTTCTTCCTGAAGATACGAATATTTAAGATATTGTCTTGCAATATCAAAAACAGTCCTTCTCTCCAAAGCAGCGGCAAGAAGTTCAATGACAAAATTACTTGCTAATGTATTATCTTTCGCCATATCCTCGTTTCAAATATATTTTTGGATACTCTCGGTGTAGTATCTCCTTACATTCTTTCTTAAACTCACAAGTAGCACACCATTGACTCTTATGAAAGTATAAAGTGGTATTAGCAATGCACCATAATAAACCTCGTTTGGTATTGTGGTAAGCCTGCTTGTATTTCTCTTCTGAAAGTCGAAGTGCGGTAACTATATTAGCCATTTCTCCAGTACGCTCTACAAGATTTATTTTATGGTCTTTTTTCAGTCCAATTCTCGTTATATAGACATTGGTATCAATATCGTACTTCTTCCACCTTTCAATAGCAGATTTTCCGAAAATCCAGTTGAAACGGACTTCCCGTGAATAATCCCTTTTTGCTCCCGAATTGAACCAACTCTGTATCCCATACTCAGCGAACTTTCTTACAAATTCTTCGCCAATATTATCGCCAAATACATCCATAAAGTTATTCCAGCATAATACATCGGCATCATTGCACCGATAGTTCACCTTTTTTCTTCCAGTGACCTGCTCTAATAACTTTATGAATGTATCTACTGCGTAACGGTAAAGCCTTTGTCGCTTGCGAACCACTTTATTGTCCATCTTCTAAAAGTTTCTAACCAACTATCTATGGAAACATCCAGTATTCCTACACGCTTCTCACCGATAGCCCCGATATAAGTATTTAACCGTGTTTCGGAGTGTTCAGAAAAATAAGCATCATACAAATCAAAGAAGTCAACAATCAAACTTCGGCTCTTAGTTTCGGTTGCTCCCAACACACGCCCCTTCTTCTGAATAGTGTTAGCATCTTCCAATCCTCCGTCAACATTTATAAGGACTTCCACCTGAGGCAGAGTGACTCCCTTCTTGAATATATTAGATGCTAACAAAAAACCTCCTTCCTTTCTCAGAAATTCGTCTTTTGCTCGCTCACGCTCCTCACTTGTATTCTCTCCGCTGATAAAAGGTATTCCCGTAATTTCTTCCACCGCACGACCATGCTCTACACTTTGGAAAAGCACAAGCGTTTTCAAGTTCAACTCCTTCAGAACTTCGATAACCCGAAACAACACTCGGTTACGCATCTTAGACTTGAAAATCAACTCCTTTCTATATCCATTGTAATCTTCCTCCTCAATATCATATTCAATGTCGTTATGGTCAATGAGAAGCATAAACACCCGATAATCAGACAGCACCTTCCTCTCCCTTAACCGCTTTTCGGTTATCGTATAAATAACATCACCGCTCCATTCCTTGAGTTTCAAATTCTGAACCAGTGTCCCAGCACGGTACGGTGTAGCGGAAAGACAAAGTTGGTATTCCAATTTCTTTGCTTTCTTGTAAGTTTTTAACTTAGCATCTGAACAATTCTCGTGCACCTCATCTACACAAAGGAACTTTAATTCACGGATATATTTCTCCAACGCTTTCTTTTTCTTAACATCCCGACAACGACCGCTGAAAGTGCTTTGTATAGTCTGTATCATTCCAACGGTTACTCTCTTAGCGGTGTCAATCCGTCCAGCCTTAATTTCTCCTACCTCTACTCCACCGTATGGAATGAAATATTCCTTTATGTCGTTTACCGCCTGAGTGAACAAGGTTGTATTATCCGTAAGAAACAAGAAATTTCCCTCATCGGTATCAAGAAATATGCGCAATATTTCCGAAGCAATAAAAGTCTTTCCACCTCTCGTTGGCACAACTATTATTCCAAATCTCTTTCTGAAAAACGCTTCAACCGCCTTCTTCTGATGAATGTACTTTCCCGACATCCTGCTATCAATCGTAACTCCTTCGGGAAGACAATAATCATAATCGGTGAGAGAATAAGTGAGGTTGTGAACTCGGATATATTTCTCCAATGTAGGCAACATTCCTATCCGAAAAGTAAACCTGCGTTTATCAAATTTTTCTATTTTCCTTGAATAAGCAAATGGGTCTGGATTGACAAAGGTCAAAGCCTTAGCAACATGTCGAATACCATTTTTGATTGATAACTTAAAAGAGTATTCAAAATTGTTTATCCTTGTTATGTTTATAT